AAAGCCAAGCCATCTTACATAACTATTGAGGACTTGAATATATCTGGAATGATGAAAAATAGACATCTTTCAAAAGCTATAAGTCAACAGAAAATGTATGAGTTTAGGACTAAATTAATTAACAAATGCCATCAAAACAATATTGAATTGAGGATTGTGGATAGATGGTTTCCAAGTTCTAAAATCTGCAACCGTTGTGGAAATGTAAAGAAAGATTTGAAGCTATCAGACAGAACTTATATCTGCGCTTGCGGATATGTAGCCGACAGAGATTATAACGCAAGCCTTAACTTAAGGGATTGCAAGGACTATAAGATAGCTTAAATAAACAAAACTACCGATGGCTTAATCGGGAAGTTACGCCTATGGACTATACAAGAACTTGTGAGTAGTTGAAATGTAACAAAAGCATATAGGATGAAGTAGGAATTTTCTCAATGTGAGTATATTTATATACATTTTGAGTAGCAGGAGATAATGTTATACGTTTTTATCGTGTTATCAGGATTGCTGATTGTATTGATTATCTATTCACACGATAGAAAAGATGTAAAAGGAAAGGGATGTAAGATGATACTGCTTAATCTGTTCTATCTAGCATGGATCATATTCATGTTTTGGATAGTATGGATATCATACTCAATAGGGATGGTGAGGTAGAAGAATGAGCAATTGGTTAGTAACACTTACATATAATCTTAAGGAAACGAATGGTAGACATTATCAGTATTCTAGAAATTGCTTTGTTATATTTTCTAAAGAATACCCTACTGAAATTGAAATTAACAGATTGATTGACAAGTATACTTATAAAAAGGAGCTTTTTAATCATATTCGGCAAGAATTTGAGAGTAAAAAAACAGTTCCAACAATAACTTTTATGCAAAAACTTGAAGAGGTAGAAGAATGAACTATAAAAGTTTTAATTTAGGAGATTGGATAGGCCATATAAGCGGAGTAATAGAAGATGAAACAACTCTTGATGGAAACGAAATGAGGGATTTAGTTGAGTTCTTAACAACCTTAGAGCAAGAGTCTAGATGGATTCCTGTTAGTGAAAAGTTGCCAGAGCCATTTGAATTTGTAAATTGTACTTGTCATTCGCTTATTGATGATAGAGAGGATTGGGTTGTTGAAACATGCTACTTTCCTCAACTACACAATAGTCCATATTCGGATTGGGGGAATATTCCAATGTTGAACAGTTGCGAGTGTGAAGTGATTGCTTGGATGCACAGAGATATACCGAAGCCGTACAAGGCAGAAAGTGAGAAATAAGGAATGATATTCGATATAGAAGAAATTAAAGCACTTATAGCAGGATATGTGGAAAGACACCCACTTGTAGAAGAACGTGGAAGTGAGTATATATGGCAAAACGATGAAGCTCAGGAAGATGCAATACAGTTAGTTGCTGATATTTTCGATAATATGGAAAGCTGAGCGAGAAAGAATGGATAAACCTCTATACAAAAGTGTTCCAACATTTCGCAATTATGAAGATTATCATGATGCAGAACAGTATGTAAAAGGTTGGAATGATGCTATGGATTTTATTTTTCCAGAATCAAAGAAAGCAAGGGAAAGAGAAGTTGCGAGAAAGAACTTGAAACTATTAGAGGCAGAAAGTGAGGGATAGGGAATGATAGACGAGATATTCGAAGTTATGAAAAACTTCGACGGAAGTTACATAAATCAATGTGGTGAGTTGATTCTTTCTGACAGAGGAAATGTTTACTTCACGGCAACTAATTGTGTAACGAAAGAGGACGTTATTTGTAAGTTGCTTGAATGGTGTTCAAGACCGATTGCAAAGGGAGTACCATACGCCACAAATAAAAGGAATATTGAGTGGAGAAGTTCTTTGCTTCGTGGCTACAACAATTATCTCGGTACCAATTTTACACCGGATGATATGTATTGGATATATGACAAACTCGGTAATGCGGTAAACCATGAATTGACGCTTGAATTTATCCATAGCAACTTTGATTTATCGCTTGTAAGACCAAAGGAAAGCGAGGGATGACTATGACAGACTTATTAGTAATTGCAGAAGCACAGATTGCAGAAAAACAGGTTAAGGAAATTGAAGCTATCAAGCAAAGGCTTGAGCAGGATAAAGATGCCTTAAAAGAAGCTATAGCTCTTGTTAATTCTCACACTCTTTATAAAAGAGTAGATGATGAATACCATAGGGGCTGCTATAGATATGTCTTGGCAACTGAGGAAATGCTTAAGAAAGATTATTTGGGAGAGCCTAAATCATCCTGGGAAAAAGGCATATCCTTTGATTATGATTCTTATAAAGGGCGATATAATCGAGGGATTATGGTAGTCAACGGACATGACTACTACGATATTCGTTATGCACTTATGTCCTATGAAAAAACTATCCAAGATAAGAAGTCCAGAGTCGATGACCTTAATTCAACAATAAGGGATTTAGAAGAAGAACTAGAAACGTTAAACAGAAACTATCCTACTTTAAAGCAGGCAATTACCGAGTGGATGGAGTATCAGAGCAAGAACGAATCTGAAGGTCAGGAGGAACAGTAATGAGCTTATATAATATGATTTATGGATTTAATCCATGCTGCGTATATCTGATGCCAATGTTGGATAGAAAACAGGATGAATATCCACGTTTCAGGGATTGTTTCTTATCAGAAGATAGCAAACATATTGACATTTATACAAGGGTAGGTGGAGGCAATAGAGGCCAAGGGTATGGTGAAGAAGAACTATATAAGGATGAAAACTACGTGGAAACTTTTGATGATCCGGAAGATTCTACCTATGCTACATACCGTTTTAACCCACCTAAAAAGTGGAAAGAAGACTTTGACCGTATTGCAAATCGTGAGTTTGACAAGGTCTCCGATGCGTACGTAGACCATGTCAAAGCGTTTTATCCTTTATTAAATGAAAAAGGCATGATCGATATGATGTTTAAAAGAGGTGCTGAATAATAATGGGAGCTTTATTTTTTTTGTTGGGGTTATTTATTGGGGGAATATTGGGATTTGGACTAGCAGCACTAATGACTGCAGCAAAAATAAACGAGGAAGAGAGTGAAAAGGATGTCAACAATATCAGCAATTATGAGAGCCCACTTAGTGGCACAAAAAATGCGTGAAGAACAGGGGGATAATAATGAGAAGAAACAAGAACCAAGGGGAAGAAAAACTAAAAAACAAGATTGACGAAGCTATAAAAGAGATAAAAACCTACGGTATTCAGGATAAATATGCAGGAATTATTGAGGGTAATCATTACGGTTTTATCGCAGTTGTTGATGTACTCACTATTCTTGAGAAAGCCATGAGGGCAGAATGATGGATTTAGGACCACAAATCCCATTAAACGTACTTAGCAAGACTAAAAGAGAACAGGAAAATACTTTGGCAGAAGTAGCCGCAATGATCAATAATTCCGGTATGAACCGTGGACAACGCCGTAGACTTGAAAAGGCACTTAAGAAGACAGAGACTATTACATCTCATTCACAAAAAAAATTAGATAAATCAGCTTTTAAGGAATACCAAAATTGCTTGGACCAAAGTATGACTCATTTCTTTGCAGCTATGGCTATGTGTATGTATGAGCAGTATCACTGGAAAGAAGATGACACACATGATCAGATAAGTTCCTTGATGGTCAGGCTTAGCAGAACAATAGACAAGTATGCTGCTCAAGGATATACTACAGAAGATCTTACTAAATTGGTTGAAGACAAGACGGGTATTGTATTAGTCCCGGAAAAACACTAAGGGGGATAAAGAAACATCATGATGACATATGAAGAGACATTCGGGGACTTGGAAGACAAATCAATCTATCTTGATAATGCAGCTACTACGCCTATCCTTCCCGAAGTATATTATAAGATGGAGCCATATATAAAGCTTTTTTATGGTAACGCATCTTCTAAATACAAACAGGGAGAAATCTCAAAAAGAGCCATAGAAGAGGCTAGGAGCATAATTGCAAAAGCTATAGGAGCTGAACCAGAAGAGATATATTTTACAAGCGGCGGATCAGAGGCCAACAATTGGGTTATAAAAGGTCTACGTAATAAATTTAGGTTCAGGCCTATGCATATTATCAGCACGGAATTTGAACATCATAGTATTCTTGAATCTTTAAAGTACAGATGGAATGAGTGTGAAGATATAGAATATACGCTTATTAGTCCTGAAAGATCAGGCGTGATAAGTGTGCAGGATTTAGCAGAAGCATTTAAGCTGAATACAGAACTTGTATCAGTAATGATGGTAAACAATGAGCTTGGAACAATACAGCCAATTATAGATATAGGGCAGAGGTGTGCAAATAATGGTGTTATTTTTCATACTGATGCAGTTCAGGCCTTTGGACAACTTCCAATTGACGTGGAAAAATTAAACATTAGCATGATGAGTATGTCCGCACACAAAATACATGGTCCAAAAGGAGTTGGAGCCCTGTATATCTCCAATGGTATAAAAAGCCGTATGAATCCACTTATACACGGCGGACAGCAAGAACGTGGAATGAGAGCATCTACAGAAAACGTTGCAGCCATTGTGGGGTTTGGTAAGGCTGTTGAAATTGCCATGGACAGAATGGAAGAAAACTTTATACATAAAACAACCCTTCTGAATTACCTGATCGAAGAAGTCCAAAAGATCCCTGACGTTTATATAAACGGCGAGGTAGAGTATAACGATGGACATCATCTCAACGTAAGGATAGATGGTGTCAGGTCAGAAGAACTGATGGCTATGCTTGATTCAGCTAATATATATATTTCTACCGGTTCTGCATGTAATTCAGAATCTAAACAACCATCGCATGTCCTTAAAGCCATCGGACTTACTGACAGCCAGGCCAATTCATCAATAAGAATAAGCATCAGTGATCTGACTACTAAAGAAGAACTGACTACATTTTTAGAGTATCTGAAACAATTTATTAAAATATTGAGAGAGAGGAAATAATAATGGGGGAAAAGAATAAAACACATATAGACGACTTATATGATGCACAAGGTTTTTTAAAGAAAACAATCAAATTACATCCGGATTTCTTAAGACCGGTTTATCAGTATACGTCAGCTGAAATAAGAAACCACCAAAGAGAGAATACTTTTGTGGGAAAGTCGGTCAAGGACGATAGCTTTCTTTTTTTGTAAAACAAGCATAAATTAACTGTTGCAATAAATGCAAATAAATGATAAACTAAATTGTAGATGAGAGCTATCTTTAGTCAATCTTGTTTCTTGCAAACAATGAAAGGCTAATCCATTTAGAATCTAAAGCCCCTAAACTTTATGTTCTTTAGCGCTCATCTACATTCTTTTAGGGGAAATTTAGGGGCGGAAAAAGGGGCTGACTCACACAAAAACTAAACGAAGTGTATATGAATCTTGGGCTATCGCCAAGCGGTAAGGCAACGCACTTTGACTGCGTGATACGGCGGTTCGAATCCGGCTAGCCCAGTTTGCGATGAAGGGGTTTGGGACCCCACCCTCACGGGAGAGGGCTGAAGGTAATAAGGCACTTGGCTAAACTGAGAACACGTTCCTTAGACTGAGGCGTGCAGATAACTGAGAGTAGCTAGTTGAAGTAGCAAATGACTAGTCATCATAAGCGAATAAAACAGGCTCACAACGGATAAATATCTTCCTCTCCGGTTCGATTCCGGACTCGCAATTTGGAAGTGTTCGCCATAACATGATCCATCTATAATGCCTGGGAAGACAACACTAGAGAACTGGGGGGTTGCAATCCGTCTTGGACGGTAAACGCAGGGGAGTTGTCATTGATGTGAGTGGTTATCATATCTAATAGCTTGTTAGCTCAATTGGGAGAGCACCGTGCGCACATAAAAACAACGAGATGTAAATAGAGGTTCGAGTCCTCTATACGGAATTACCGCATAACGGTAGTGCATTTCCTATAGTAGTGTTAAACTATCACACCAACTGCTAGAAACAACTTTTCAGAGTATATGTTGACGTTCTGTTCAGTGATGGGAACAGAGGATCTATATGTTGTGGAGCATATTCGTTTTTAAGTACCGTTAACATATACAATGATCACTAGCTCTAAGTTTCGTCCATGCAACTAAACCGGCTTGGATAGGTTTTTAAGAGCTAACAGTCTCCGGTGCAAATTGGTGCTTTGTCTTTCATTGGGAAAGAACGGAGACACTAACGCGGGATGAAGAGCAACGGACGCTCGACGGGCCCATAACCCGATTTGTATGCAGGTTCGAATCCTGCTCCCGCTACTGTCACTAGCCAAGGTGACAAACAACATTTTCACACTGAAGGCCAGACAAGCTTTCAAAAACACACTTAAAAACTTCCAAGGATGGCAGAGTGCCACAGCTCTGTTGTCCAATCGCCACTATTGCAAACGGTGGCACGGCCTAGTGTAATGTATTTTTCTTCAATCAGGCCAGTATCTCCAAGAAGGTGCGGTGTCATAACTGTTCCTTCTGCTAGCCATAAATCCCCCTAAGATTTATTGGCGTACTCATTCATTATCAAGCCGAGCGTAAACCCCTAGCTTTAGCTATGGGGATATACGCAAACTGCACTGTAGGGCATACAGGAACAGTATAATCTAGCTTGTGGAGTCCGTATAAGACTTAACAATAGTTAAGCGGTGGACGATGAAGCAAGAATCCCCTGCCTTCAGGCATGGGGAGTGTCAACTATTAGGTCTCTTCCTCAAGGTAAGACCTTCCGTCTGTTCCAGCCGTGAAGAACGAACAGGCATTGTTTACCAAAATGGCTAGGGCGTATCACAGCTCCCTAGCTGTATCGTTAGACTTAGTTCTAACAGTTTTTCTTAACAACTGGAACGGTATTGCAATACCGTTCCAACCCCTCAAGAAAGGATATGACATGAATCCTAATGATATTTGCTGGGAAACTGGCAACTATAGCGATAATTGTTGTTGCGCAACATGCGAACATTCACATGAATGCAGTGGTTCTGACGCAGATGATGACGACTGATAGTAATTAAAAAAAATGGTTTACACAGAAGATCTTATAAAGACCACAAGGCGTCTTTGCATTGTGGTTTTCTTTTGCAAATAGAAAGGGAATAAAAGGGAACAATAATGACATATAAAACTATATTGAAAAGAACGTTACTTTTGGCAGTTATCATATTTTTATGGGAAGTAACCTCTCAGAAAGTGAACAATCTTTTTATACCAAAGCCTGAAAAAGTATTAGCTGACCTGATTATGTCAATTAAAAATGGCAGCTTGCTGATGGCGACAGTGTATTCTCTTAGAAGAATATTTATTGCAACCTTTTTGTCATCGGCAATTGCAATCCCAATGGGGTTACTAATATATAATGTTTCCATTTGTAATGACATTTTCCATCCAATAGTAAGTGTGATCAGGTATCTTCCGGTAACAGCTTTTTATCCATTGCTTATCATGTGGTTTGGAATCAACGAGACCATGAAAATTGCATTTCTTTTCATTGCAACATTCGTGTACATGATGCCTTCGGTTCTTTTGTGTCTTGATGAGATAAATCCGGATCTTATTAACACGGGTAAAACACTTGGAATGAATACATTTCAATTAATTACTAAAGTACAACTTCCGGCGACGCTGCCGTCAATACTTAACAGCTTTATAGTAATGATAGGTACTGGATTTTCATACCTTGCGGTTTGCGAAACAGTCAATGCAAGATATGGCCTTGGATGGATGATACAACAAAACTCTTCAAGAGGCAGAACAGACATGGTTTTTATGGCTATCATAATAATCGCAATAATGAGTGTCATATGTGACAACCTTGGATTGTATTTAGTTAAAAAGATATTTGTATGGAGGTATTTGAAGTCAGATGATTGAGCTTAAGAATCTTACAATTGGTTACTCGAAAAACACACCTCTTATAAGTAACATCAATTACAAATTTGAAGACAATAAAATATATGGAATATTAGGAAAGTCAGGATATGGCAAGTCTACACTTCTTAAGACCATAGCAGGGTTACAAAAACCTCTGAGCGGAGAAGTAGTGATAGATGGCAATACAGTTAGAAATGCTAGGACTTCCGGAGCATATATGATGTTTCAGAATTACACTTGTTTTGATTGGCTAAGGTGCTTAGATAACGTACTTATTGCACAGAAAGTTCATGGTAGTATTTCTGAAAAAGATATTGAAGATGCAAAGAAATGGCTGAATGCGGTTGGGCTTGGTGATGACCTGGAGAAATATCCGACTCAGTTATCCGGTGGAATGAAACAAAGGCTTGCCCTTGCACGTACATTGTTTATGAATCCTAAAGTAGTGCTTATGGATGAACCACTGTCAGCCTTGGACGAAAAGACAAGAACTGCCATGCAGGATCTTATCATTGATGATCATTCACATGATAAAAACATTATTATTATGATTACTCATAGTCACGAAGAAGCTGAAAGAGTTTGTGACGCGGTAATAGATTTTGAAAAGGGAGGTTTTAAAAACTGAATAATGACGAAAAAGTTTAATGTTGGTTTTTATGGTGGAAAGTTCATGCCATTTCATAAAGGTCACGATTATTGCATTAGAACAGCACACGAATTATGTGAAAAGGTATATGTAATCTTGTTTTTTGGTGGTGATGATGAACTCAAAATTCTTGATTCGGCACCGGATGAAGACAAGGAAATGCTTTCTCTTGATAGCAGAATGAAACATCTAAGAAGCGTATGTGAGGCATATCCTAACACTGAAATTCATGTAATCGATGTCACTAATGTGAAAAAAGAAGATGGTTCAGAAGATTGGGATGGAGAAACACCGTTGGTATTAGCAATAACAGGGAAAATGGATGCAGTTTTTTCATCAGAACCAAGCTACGATGCTTATTTTAGCCGTGCTTATCCTTGGGCAAAACACATACTAGTTGATCCACCTAGGGAACATTATCCAATATCGGCTACAAAAATAAGAAATATGAAAACACAGGAGGAGAGAAAAAAATGGATTCTTTAAAAACTAATATGAAAAAGATTGGGGACAGTTTAAGGTCGCTAAAATGGTACGAAACCATCATGTGTATAATTATGATTGTCATTTCCGTCTATTATGCGATTAAACCTCAGGAGGGATGTCCGCAATGGCTGGCAATAATCAACTTGGTTTCAGGAATATGCGGTGTTATATGCGTGTTTCTCACTGCAAAAGTAAATAGGATGAACTTTCCTTTTGCAGTAATCAATACTACTGTATTTATGATTTATCTATTCTATTTTGGAATATGGGCTACATTCTGGTTAGAAGCAATTGTTTATTTCCCTATGAATATTATTTCCTGGATAAAGTGGTATCAGCACAAAGACGATGACAACAAGCTTCTTACCAAATCAAAACGCCTTACACCACTGCAAAATGTGCTTGTCACCGGAATAATTGCTGCGATAACAGTAATAGTTCATTTTACATTACAGTTTATTGCCGGCAATACATGGATGCGCTTTGCTGAAAATTATGGATGGAATGTAGAAATCATGAAATGGTTTGATTCCACTATCTTTGCGATTGGTATTGTGGCAGTAATACTTGAGGCACTCAGATATACTGAGCAATATGTATGGTGGCTTATCACAGATGTGATTGCGGTTGCTCAGTACGTATTAAAAAAGGATCCAGTATATACAACTAAAAAAACTATTTATCTTATCGAGGCAGTTATTGGCTTAAAAAATTGGAGTACATTAGCCAAGAAAAATAAAGAAAATGAATAAGTATTGTGGAGGTTATGGATATGGGATTTAAGGATCTGTTCATCGAGCATGATGAACCAACAAAAGAAACAGAAAGATTTATTCCGGAAAACACAATGGGTGATAGTGACTACATGGAGGTCGCACCCGTGGAAGCGCCAGCAAATGACACAGAAGTTTTTGTGTCAGATGTTTACGACCGCAATAATCTTTCAGATGTTTCAAAATCAATCTTTAAGGTAGAGGAATTATCAAGCACACTGCCAGAGGAAATGCCAAATGATGTTAAGCGTCAGACAGTATTAGGTATTATGACTGCCGTTGGCCTTTCAGCAGACCAAGTGATCAATGATGGTATGGTCAGAATTCAGGCCCTTGAAGAATCAAAGGACACTATCACAGATAATCTTACTGCAGAGATTCAGAAGAATGAAAGTACTATTGAATCACTTAAGATTCAGATTTCTGAGCTGCAAAAAGATAATTCCATGAAACAGGCACAAATTATTTCTGTAAAAGACTCTTCAGACAAGGAAGTGAACAGAATAAAAGGGCTTATTGGCTTCTTAGGGACAGCAAGCATGTTTGAGCAGGAGGAAAAGAAATGACTTTAGGCGCAGTGTTAGGCGTAGCTGCATTAGGTGTTGCAGGACTTATCTTTATTATGTTTCCCGAGGCAAGATCTTTGGGCAAAGGTTTCTTAAGACTTTTTGTTCAGGATATGGCGTCAACTCCTGAGGGAGCAAGGGCTATCTATTCAGAAAAGATCGAAGAACTGCAGCAAACATACAATGAAGCTTCAGATTCTTATCGCATGGTAACCGGAGAATATGAGCAATCAAAGAAAGAATTACAGAATCTTCAACAAAGGCTTAGACAAGTCGAATCACAGTGCGAAACTCTTATGCGTATGGGTAATGAAGAGGGAGCCATAGTTAAAGCTCAGGAGCGTCAGGAAATTCTTGAAGACATCCAGCACGTTGGAGACATGATGGATAAGTACGAGGCAGCTATGAAAGAGGCCAAGGATATTTCATCCACTTGCGAACAGCAGCTCATTCAGATGAAAAAAGAGATGAAAGATACTATCAAAGAAATGCAGGATAACAAACGTATCTCAGAGGTTTACCAGAGAATGGATAAGCTCAGGAATACTACCGGTACAGATAAGATGATTGCTGCTATTCATGAAAAGAATGAAGACCTTGCAAAGATGGCTTCCGGTTCCAAGGCTGTATATCAGAATTCAACGGCTGCTAAGTCAAGGGCGGTTGAGCATGATGTGAGAAAACTTGAATCACAAGCTTACCTTGATTCGTTGAGAGCAAAGTGTAATGTTCAGCCAAAGCTTGGCACAACAAATAAAGTGACTCTGTCACAAACAATGACTCAAAAGGAGAAATTAAAGGTATGAAAGGTACAGTAAGATTAACCACATTTTCAAAAGTATTGATTCTGATTTTTATATTATTACTCATTGGTTCCGGAATATACACCGGCGTATCAAAAGGAGTGATCAAGAAACAAGACAACACTCAGACGCAATCATCCAGCGATGTTGTGACAACTAAGCAGACAAGTGATGCTAAAGCAATCCCTGAAAATAGCAGTGAGACAAACACTATCAATCTTTCTATTGATGAGTGGATCGGATATAAGCCTATTTTAGACGCTGCAGGCGGATTAACTACACAGTCTGGTTCCATTTATGATCAACTTGGTATCAAAGTTAACATTAATATTATCAATGATCCAACACAAAGTTCCAATGCTCTTATTGCAGGAGACCTTGATGCTGCAGGATACACTATCAACAGAGTAGCATTCCTTTCTCAGAAGTTTAGGGATGCAGATTGTGAAGTAGTATTTCCATATGTTACTAACTTCAGCAACGGCGGCGACGGTATTATTGCCACAAGTAAGATTAACAGTGTTAATGACCTTGTTGGGGCAAAGATTGGGGTTCCACAGTTCGGTGAATCACATGCAATGATTGTATGGTTTGTACAGAATTCTAACCTCACAGATGAAGAGAAAAAGGATATTATTGATAACCTTATCCTTTTTGCTACTGCTGATGATACTGCAAAGGCTTTCTTTGCCGGAGAACTTGACGTAGCAGCTACATGGGAACCATATCTTTCACAGGCACAAAGCATGTCCAATGCACATATTTTCTTCTCAACTGCTTCATCTAAGTCACTTATTATGTCAGGTATTCTCTTCAGCAGAGACTTCACAGAGGCTAATCCTGAAACAGTTCAGAAGTTTATCCAGGGAACACTTATGGCTGCAGATATGTATGAAACAGAGATGGAAACAATCAAAAATACAATGCCTATGTTCTCAACTGCTTCTGATCAGGATGTGTTAGATATGTGCGCCGGAGCCAAGCTTACTACTTGGGCTGACAATGACGAGCTGCTCGGCAATGAGGCAAAGAGTATTTATACAGCTATGTGTGATGTTTGGGAATCTCTTGGAGAAAATGTTGCTCCGGAAATGGTAGATACCATGTTTGATAAGTCATTTAACGATGCAATTAAGGTTGCCTTTGCTGATGACAATACTCAGAAAGAAGTAACCAAGAGTTCTAACGTTACTCAGGTTACAGAGGAGAATAAGGATACAATCCTTAACGCGCAGGCTATGCTGACTAAATCCGCATCAGTTACATTCATAATCAATACTGCAAAGTTTGATGATCCTTCTGCAGCATCTTCTACATTGGATGAGTTTATTGAAACAGCCAAGATTCTTGATGGAACAATCATTGAGATTGCCGGTAATACAGACCCTAATCCTAAATCAGATCCTGAGGATACTGCAAATAAACTTCTTTCAGAACAGAGAGCAGAAACTGTTAAGCAGTACTTCGTACTTAATGGCATTGATCCTAAGAGGATCATTACTGTAGGTAATGGTTCTAGCAATCCTATGTATCCCAATGATACGGAAGAACACAGAGCTCTTAATAGAAGAACCGATGTATCATTCAAAATCATAGAGTAACAGGCAGAAATTAAAAGGATGACATTATGGAACAAATTAAAATGCTAGATATAAAGGATCTTCAGAAGATTTTGAAGATTGGAAGAAATTCAGCATATAACCTTATGAAGACGCCTGGTTTCCCGTCCATGCAGATGGGCAGGAAATGGCTGATATCGGAAGAAGCTTTTAAGGAATGGCTGAAAGATAACGAATACAACAAAATCTGGGTTGACTAAATCCTAGGATACTAAGGTGTCACAGCCTTAGTATCTATTAGCCACTTAGGTGGCAGTTGGTTATGACAATGAACTACCATCACCTATAACATCGGAAATGGTTTCTACAATACCAAAGTAGTATAGTAAGGCACGTTCACAGTGCCACTACTCCGTTGGACAGAGTCCTTCGGCATACTTTAAGTGTTATATATGCGCTTGTGGCGCGTGGAACTAAACACCTTGTATATTTTACGTGCCATAGGTTCTTGGTTTATTAGTTTCATGGCACAACCACCTATATACAGTTTTCAATGTTCCGATTAATTTATCCTAACACGAACAGCTATTCGTGTAAAGGCGATTCATCCCACAACCGACTTCATCGGAAGGGGTTTTCTCGCTGAATTTTATAATTATGGAGATAATGATATGACAAGAATGTTAACTACTAAGGAAGTTTCTCAGATACTTCATATGGGAATTAATCAGACTAGAAATCTAATAAATAGAAAAGATTTTCCTAAGATAAAGATTGGCGAAAGAAAATGGATTATTCCTGAAGATGAATTTGATAAATGGGTTCATTCTAATTTATATAAGGACCTATCAAAGTAGGCCCTTATACATATCTTTTTTCTGTTCTTCAATTACACTGTAATAAATACCATTAGTTGTTGATATATCATTATGGCCTGCTTGTTTACTAACTACCTCACTTGCAGCTCCATGACGTAAAAAATAACTGATTCCAGTATGTCTCAGTCCGTGCACTGAGACTTTTTTTTCTATACCGGCTCTTTTTAAAGCCTTTGATAATATATTATTCAAGTATTGATCCGGCATAGGATTCCCATGTTTTGAAAAGAATAAGAATGAATTTGGTTCTGCATTAGGGCAACAGATTTCTATGTGCTTTTGTAAATGAAACATTGCCTGATCACATAAATAAAGCACTCGTCTACCTTTTTTTGTTTTTGGTGTAGTAAGAACCCATTCATAGTTAGTTTTTGATTCCCTATCCCTGACTTTTTCTTTACCATAAGCCTTGTATATCTTAGCAGTATGCGCTTCAAAATCAATATCCTTATATTGAAGTGCAATCACTTCTCCAATTCTACAGAAAGACCACATGACAAACAAAAGCATATGTCCATAGGTGTATCCAACCATTCCTGGTTTGTAAGGTTTACTGAGCTCCGTAGTTAGTTTTTCTATTTCAATATCGTCAAGAATGATAAGAGCTTCTTCATCCTGAATGTCTTCAATATTATCGTAGCGGATCTGTTTCTTGGGTAGTCGCACAAGGTTCATGGGATTATTATTTATGTCTCTAGCATAATAATAATCAAAGAATTGTTTAAGCAAACTGAATGTTTTTTTTGCTGTTGATTCTGACTTTGATGTTATCAATTCATTGAGATGTTCTTGAATATCTTCTGAGGTTACATGTTGAATAGAAATTCTTCCGATTCTAGTATTCTTTATTTGATTATTGAAAGTTCCTTCAATTGTATCAAAGGATCTTCCTTTTAATACTGAACGTTTAAAAGTAAATAACCATTCATATATCCCATCCTGAAGAAGAGCTACTGCATTTGTTTCTGTAGGATGATGATATTTTTCTTTCTCTTCAAGTTCAGATTCTTTCTGCCTCATTTTCTTAAGACACTCTTGAGAAGTTGAGCCGTATATAACGACTCTCTTCCCGTTTATCCGTTTCTGATATTGAATCAGGTCTTCTCTTCCCTTAACATAACTCATGCTTCCTTCGCCATATGGAAGCTTCGGCAATTCTTTTTTCTTCATATCAACCTCGTATGTAACTTCAAAACTTGTATGTAACTTTTGTATGTAACTTTAAAAGTTTTTCAAGGTGTTTTAAAGTGGTTTAAGGTGATTATAGCATATTGAAATAAATAAGTAAAAAGCCCTGAAACGCTGTGGTTTCAAGGCTTTCTTTCTTAGCAGGGGAAGCAGGATTCGAACCCGCATGAGCGGTTTTGGAGTTTGTTACATATAGCTGCTGTAATATAGTAAATAAGCATGATTGACGATTTACCAATCAAATGTGTGTAACTTCGTGTGTAACTTTAGTACAGACATCCTGACTCGAACAGGAAATACCTCCGTATCAGAGAGGCGTGATAACCATTTCACCATGTCTGCATATCCCCTATAGGATTCGAACCTACAGATGTGAGATTAGAAATCTCATGCCTTAATCCATTTGGCGAAGGGGATAGGAGTGTTCCTCAGGCGACTCGAACGCCTAATTCCCGGTTCGTAGCCGGACAGTTTTTCCATTAGCTTAGAGGAACATAGCGCCGTGAACAGGGATCGAACCTGTCATCCCGTTAAGGAAACCGCTGATTAGCAATCAGGTGCCTTACCACTCGGCCACCACGGCATAACGCTTCCACTCTGATTTGAACAGAGACACCGTATCCGGTTACTGCTTGCTTTCGAAACAAGTGCCTTACCATTAGGCTTATGGAAGCATTGAGCGCCGCGACAGAGATTTGCACTCTGAAGGCTTTATAGGCCCAGAACGTTTTCAAGACGCCACCCTCGACTAATCGGACCCGCGGCATAGCGGTGTATATAGGATTCGAACCTATTCTCCCGTAAAGGAGCCTACTGTCTTCCAAACAGAGCCGTTACCATTCCGGCAATACACCATATTCTTTTTATTCCAAAGATTATAAAATTCAGCGAGAAAACCCCTTCCGATAAAATCGGTTGTGGGATGAATCGCCTTTACACGAATAGCTGTTCGTGTTAGAATAACTTAATCGGAACATTGAAAACTGTATATAGGTGGTTGTGCCATGAAACTAATAAACAAAGTACCTGTGGCACGTAAAATATACAAGGTGTTTAGTTCCCAAGCGCCACAAGCGCACTAAACAATATTTACAAGTAAGCCAAAGAGTTTTTAACTCAATGGTCTAGTGGCACAGTGAACGTGCCTTACTATACTACTTTGGTATTGTAGAAACCATTTCCGATGTTATCGGTGATGGTAGTTCATAAGACACCGGCTCTTACCATTGAACTATTGCCCAGTAAAAAAGGTCTATCCATTTTGTTTGGATAGACCTTTGTCTCTCTTTATCTGCAGTTTTGCCTGCTTTAAGGATCTATCCATTTTCTGTATGAGTCTGTTCCCGCATAATCCAATCCGCCTAATGTGAGCGCATCAAGATTAAGCATACCGTTCACGTATGCTATGGGCGCTACTGTATTCAGATTGGTCATAGTAAACTGTCTCATTGAAAATCTTTCACCTCATTATTCTGTAAAATAAGAAAAGCACCTTACCTACTCACGGCTCATGGGCATCAGTCTTGCGACAGCGCCACGGCTCGGTTTGTAGGACAGGCACTTCCTATGTATTTATAATACAGTGACAAATTAAACATGTCAACACTTTTTTGCAAAAAAAGGGACACACTACAAAATAGTGTGTCCCTTATGTGGGTTCCGTGCAACTAGTATACACTCTCGTATCGTAGTCACACTACAAATGTTCGGGAGTGGCACTTCCCCCTAGATACACTCAGCTTTTAAAGACTTCATGTGTATTGGTCTGATGATTTTTCACAGTTGCGGAAGGACTGGTACAATTAATTTGTACTTGTTTCAGTATACCATTTATAGATTTCTCTGACAAGCGCCGTATCAATTAGGTTTAGGTTCTCTAAAAAATCATTGTAACTTAACATAGTTATTTGAAATCCATCCCTTTGGAGTCAGGTACCATCCGGAAGAAGATTGGCGTAAAATTTCTACAGCATCTCCTTTTAAGTATATTCCAAGCACCTTTCCTTTTGTTGAATCTAAACTGCGGATGTTCAGTTTATTTGCTGTAATGATACCTAAAGTATTACTTTTTATATAATCTGCAGATACAAATCTTTCGTCACCGATCTTATACCATCCATCCGCTACAGCAAGAACATCAACAACAGATCCGTTTAGGAGTCTGTCTACTATGGCGCCGTTTTTCACAGAGTTCCTTACATTAAGACGAGAGCCTGAAGTCTTAACTCTGGTTATGATGTTATGACCTATTACAGGATTCACCTTATCCACATCCTTATAAATAATATCAAGGTCAATATTTCCATCGTATCCATTCACCCTTCCGCAAGAGGTATACTGCCAACCAATAATATTACTTAATGGCTTTTTCCCTTGGTCCGGTTCATGCTGAAATGACATTACAGTCTTTCCCAGATTATATCTTGCTATCCATAGGTTTTTACACTTAAGATTGTTGGCCCATGGTTTTATATACTTATTATAAAATGCAAGACCGGTATACAGAATGAATGGAAGACCGGCGGATTCGATTACTTCCTGATAAGCGTTGATCATTTCTATTAGCTTTTCACCCAGGTTTCTCTGTACAGAATCTTCTATATCAAGGCATACTGCAGTACGTCGTCCTCCTAAAGTCTTAAGTACAATCTGAGCATCTTTTACTGCTTTATCAACAGTAGCAGCGTATGAATAATTATACACAGCAAGTACCGGAATCCCTGCAGATGTAAACCCTGAATAATGCTTTTCAAACATCGTATCCGGTTGTAAATCCTTACGTATTATCTTAATAATGGCAAATTCAACTCCGGATTCTTTTAACTTATTATAGTCAACCTTTACCTGAGCAGCAGACACATCCACTCCTTTATACAGATACGGCTTTGTAATAGGAGAGGAGAGTGCAAGTTCATATTTGGGGCGGCCATAGCCAACAATACCGCTCTTACGTGTACGTCTCATTACCATGCCGCCATTACGATTATTGCTATCAGAAGTATTACCCTCTATCGCAACAATACTTCCATCAGGATTTACTTTTTCAACGATACCAATATGATCTGTATATCTTACAGAACTACCATACTTATAGAAAACACAATCCCCAATTTGGGGAGTAGTGTACCATTGGCCTTTTGATTTAAACCACTCTGCAGCTGTCTGACAGAGAGCGGTTTTCTTTCCATCATAGAAAAGATTGGAAGCATTGGCCTCTTTGAATATTGCCCAAATAAAAACACAGCACCAAGGATACTGGCTTCCTGAAACCGGATGCCCATAGTACATAGTGTTGAACATTACATTATTGTCGTAGTTCTCCACTGTTCCAATGTAACCTCGGGCAATTTGCAGAACTTTTTCTCTATCGGTCATCTTTTAGCCCTCCATACTGATTCTTCATCCTAGGTAACGTTATTGCATCATTTATTGACATCCCTTTTCGCAATCTTTTATCTACACACTTTCTAGATAATGAACATTTACTCAGAACCATTATTTCACTAAGAGTGTATTTTCCCCCATTCCAATCATAATAATTTACAGTTGAAGTATTATTCGCTTGATCTAACATAGTTACAAAACGACAATTAGTTGAACAATAAGGACCATTATTATCTTTTCTATCTAAGGTACAAAAACCTCTTGGAGCATTTTCATCATACCCATTTTCATATGCCCATTTCTTAAACATCGAATAATCATGCCATTCGGGGCAAACATAAATACCTCTTCCTCCATAAATTGAATATTCTTTTGTATTAGTATTTTCGCAACGTGCTTTCATATTGGCCCATATTCCATAAAGCCTATCTCTTCTACCACCATGAGTAGTAAATATTTTTTTAGCGTTCTTCCTTCTTTGTTCTATAGCATAACAACCACATGATTGAGTTGGGTTTCTTTTAGTTGTCAATCTTTCTTGTTTTATTTCTTTAATATTCCCGCAATCACATTTACATTCCCATATTCTAATATAATTTCCCTGATTATTTCTTACGCCCTCTAATTCTTTTATTACTGTGAGGCGTCCAAACCGCTTGCCTGTTAAATCAATTTTTGTCATATGGCTACCTTTCTATCATCCGACAGCATCTTCAGAATTGTTTTCAAGTTCATATTCAAGTTTCTTCATAGCAGTTTCGTATACTATTCCGTTTGCTGAATTCTCCTTTGTGCTCTTAACATAATATCCGCATACTGATATGCACTCAGCCACTACGGCTGTGATCAACAATGGGAGAGCAGACAGGTCAGCAAAGATTGTCATCGCTACCAAAGAATAAAGTTCAATAATGGTACAGTTAGCAATCATGTAAGCCAGCACCTTTTTTCCTGTAGTCACTTCTTTCTTGGGCCTGTCATTCTTGTGCCTGATTTCATACAGTTCTTGTCTCTGTTTGATTCTTTCTGCATATCTTTCAGCTTTTTCTTTCTTATCCTTGTAGTCCATAATCCCTCCTTTTAGTCATAAAAAGAGACTGCCCACTTTTAAGTGAACAGCCTCTTTATTGTTATCGATCCATATGATCAAGAGCGTTTCTAATAGCTTCACGTTCTCTTTCATTCTTAGCTGTGCTCATAAGGCGCTGCAGCTCTTCCTTGGTGTCTCCGGAATAACCGTCGTTTCTTGAATATCCACCAGCTGACATGTATCTGCCTCTTGAATCTCTTTGCGCATTTGAGCCTCTTCCTCTAGCATAGGAATTCCCACCTTGGCCCATGCCCATATCATCGTACATGTATATAGGCATTCTGCCGTAATATCCTTGGGAGTATCCGTCCTCAGGGTATTCCTGATCCATCGCCTTAATAGTTTTAATGTCCTTCAGAATATCTATTGAAACATCAAGCGTATCAAGAGCGTTAGGAGTTAATTCTTTCTGCTCAGCAATATGCTCAAGCTCATCGCACAGCATGTCTTCAATCTTGTCGTATACTTTCATGTGTGCTCCTTTCAGTTGTCAAAAAGAATGTTTGCATTCTGTACAGTAATTGGAATAGTACTTGTATTCCTTACTGATACGGAAGAACATCCACACAAAAATGGAACAGTTACGATCAAGTCCGCGCCTACATTATCAAATTGCTCTACTGCAGCCGGAACCGTAATCATAAGGCTTGAAGGATCCTCCTCACCATCTATAAAGACTGCAAGTGAAATTCCTTCAGGTGGAATAGTTTCTCCTGTAGGAACAGCTATATTGGCATGAAATGATACCTCATAGTTACTGTTCCTTCTCCATCCCTGCATGATATTCTGACGGAAGAACCTATTGGCAAGTCGGAAAATCCCTGACCCGTCTCTGTGATAAACCAAACCACAGCGGCATGGAACGGGGGATTCTGTGAAAATCACGCTACCGTTTACTGGAACGGTCTGAGCCGCATTGCTCGAAAACTCAGCTGCCATAGTTTCACCCCCTTATCAGAAGTTACCGCATCCACACCCAGCGTTCTGGCTGCATGTGAAAATAGGCTGATTTCCGAATACCGGTTGAGAAGGGATAGGGCAGCTTCTCAATTCTGCAACGAGGCTATTCAGCTGTGTTGCATTGTTCTGTCTGAGTTCAGCAGTCTGAGCAACCTGAGAAGCTGCAAGGTTAGCCATGTTAAGCTGATTCTGAAGAGCAACATTCTCTCTTTCAGCCTGAGCAAGCTGATTCTTAACTCCGTCAAGCTCAAGAGCACATAACTTGTCGAGAATAAGCTGACTGTTACGGTTCTGATTTTCGATGAGATCGCGAGTATTGTTAGCATCAGCAAAGCGTGTAGCGTTGCCTTCGTTCTGAATAATACCCTGAGTCTGTACTGTTGCGAGTCTGTTATCGCAGCAGCATTGTGCAAGCTGACTCTGAACACCGTTGAAGCCCTGATTCATTGCTGTCTGAGCATTAAATGCTTGTTGCATATTTGCCATCTGTCTAGCATTGTTTGCAACCTCAGCCTGTGAGAAGCCTGAAGTTACTGCAGCTGTAACTGCGTTTCCGGTCTGACTAATGTTCTGATTAATGCCTGCTGCAGCCTGACAAAGTCCCTGATTGATACCAGCGATACCAAGCTGTACATCACCAAAACCACTTGTGACAGCGTTTTGGATTCCATTGATGGTAGTATTTGTCATCTGATCTCTAAAGCCATCATGGATCTGATTTGACTGATTCATCCATGGGTACAGAAGTGCACCGTCAGCTGCTGCTGCGCCAATGCCTCCCATTCCTCCCCATCCACCAAATCCGTTTCCCCATCCGCCAAAAGCGAAGAGAAGGATAAGGATGAGCCCATTTTGTTACCGTATAAGCTTTTTGTCTTATACATCTAGTACTTGATTAATTTGTACTAGTTCAGCATATCTTTTCAATCACACAACGTGCTTCCAAGTCTTGTTTTGCTTGACGCCTTTTACAGCACCAATTGAAACATTAAGAATCTTAGCAAGCTCTGTTGGCCCAATTTCAGGATGATTTCTAATGAATCTTACTTTTTCATCATTAAGCTGCGCCCACGAACACTTCTCGCCAAACACGTTAAGCTCATGTTCTAAAGCATGCTTCCGGTTTTCCATATTAGTAGTCCATTCAAGGTTAGAAGCATCATTATTCAGCTTATTGCCATCTATATGGTTAACCTGTTCTTTGTTATAAGGGTTAGGAACATAAAGCTCAGCAACCAATCTATGCACGAATCTAAATTTGCCAGCAATGTTTACTCTTAAGTACCCTTTACTGTTTGGCCTTGGTTTAACTTCACGTTTCCATCTCTTGTTAATAACTCTACCTTCGCGAGTTATTTCATAATCATCCATTGTAAATTTATCAAATCCCATTTAGACACATCCTAAGCATAATGGTTAATTTGTAACTGTAATCAATATACATCTTGTGTTGAGATATGACAAGTGTGTGATTGTCGCGGCCTCGTGGGAGTATTATATCTTTTCAACTCCTATGCGTTGCCCCTGACTAGACTTAGTCTAGCCTTCGGTTCGGATTAGCATCTCAGCCTTCCCGCTTAATTCCGCGATTTTACATTGGCAAGCTATTCACCAATCAGCTCCGTAGCCAAAACCGCCACCAAATCCGCCGTAACCACCTGCTGCGTAAGCCGGAGCTACTGGCATTACCATTCCGGTTTGATTATCTGTCATGGTAAGTATTTCTCCTTTCATGAACTTTTATGTTTCATGCGCACTGAAACCGTTGAAAAGTCCCACAAAAAGGTTTATACTTAACTTGGTTAGCGGATAAGTACAAACCTTATTCGTGAGAGGGCACCAGTAAATTGCGGTTACTGATGCTCTTTTATATTGTTGTTCATCAGGCCTTGTATCTGATTAACCTGATTTTCATACTGCTGAACATTGGTTGGCATCCTGCCTTGCTGCATAAGGTACTGACCAACTTGTTCATAGTTACTTCCCATACTTTTAATTTCTTTTGCCTGCTGATCTGTTATCATTCCATGTTGCTGAAGAAAAGATGCAAGCTTATCAGGATTCTGCTTTATCTGTTGATACTGTTGAATAACATCCATAGCTCTTTGCATTGGAGCAGGGATCATATTCTTCATCATTCCTGACATTGGTCCAAAAAAAGAATTCATTGTCAATCCTCACTAGTTACTACTCGGCGTTTTGTCTTAGTAGGTTTGAATGATATCTCAGATACCCTTCTTTCTACTTCTTTTTGAACTATATCTGTGATCAGATTTGAAATTTCATCTTTGCGGATATAGCTTGAAAGGTCTATCTTGTTTTCCTGATTATCACTTTCATCAACAAGCCTCTTTTTGATGAACTTTGTTTTGCCTAACTGATCGACAGACTTCATATAGAGATAATCATCGTTTTGGTTCATCAGGAATATACTCTGTCCCGCATTTAGTGGAAATTTTATAGCTTCATCTTCACTCTGCACCCATTCAAGGATCTGAGAGGGCATACCTTGTACAGGCTGTTGTCCTACCTGAACCGGCTGTTGATATTGTGGGTAAGCGGGATAGTTCTGATAATACTGTGGATAAATCTGTTGACCGGTTATCATGAATCATGCTCCTTTTTATAGAAGTATTGAGGAACTTCATCGCAAGAAGGCCAACTGTCATACACTGTCCCGGATTTAACACAAATTACATGCGTTCCCGTTCCGAGAATATACGTGCCGTAAGGGTGATCATGTGCGAAGTCCCCTACGGTGTAGCATTCTTCCGGACAATTATTATCTATGACATGTTTTGAAAAGCCCTGTGAACGAAGATATGAGTCCATTACGGCATTGGAACTAGGCATATCAGCCATCAGATACCCTTGCACAGCTAAATCAATGTATGCAGCATTCCATGATAAATCCAATGCTTTTGATATAGCCCTTACTGTGCAATCCCCAACACCATTACGATGACGAGGATTGGGATTGTAGTACTTGAATGACATAGTTAATTTCCTCTTGTGTTTACTATTGTAATATCCAAGAGGTCATATAAAAATGTTATAAAAATGTGTTTTTAGATTTAAAAACGTTGGAAGAAAGTGTGATTATTACCTATTCAGGTAAGCTTTTATGATGGATTCACATCCATAAGAAATATTTTTGACCTGCCAAACTGACATCTTGTGTTTCTCGGCTACTTCCTCAAAGGTCATCCCATCTATAAAATGGTCTTTGACGATTTCTCTGTTCCTAAGTGATTTATAACCAACAACACAATTTTCGATAGCTTCGAGTAGTTCTTCTTTGTTTCCTTCTAACTTATGTTTTATCATTGTAACCCACCTTTTTCTATTGAATATTTATTAAGTATGAATTATACTTAATTCTGTTGCGGTCAGTTTCAATAAAAAAAGCTGATCAAAAAAGGCGCATTGACTAAGGATTGATGCGCCTTTTTTGATTACAAAAAAAGAACAGCCAAAAAGAAGGATGAGGCAGCCACGAGGGGTGACTGCCTCACTAAATGGTTTGAGGGGAGGAATAAGAATAATTTATTCCTGTATTGGTATACTATCATTTTTCTTATAATTATACAATCCTTTTTTGAAGAACATTTTAGAAAGTTGAAACACCCGTCTTTTTATCATTCTCCTTTTAATCATACGGATGTTAACCCTCTTAAACACGCCTTTCTGAATGTGTCAGCATGAGCTGGCAGTGATTACTTCATGGCCATCAGGCAAGTGCACTTGCCTAACTCCAAGGGCATGTTTTTTATTCGTAAAATTCTTCTTAACAAATGCGGGTAAGGATTTGCACCTTACATAATATCAACCCACTTGTACTCATCTGTCGCCATTTATTGATATTTTTACCACATAAGCGTCTACCTATTCCGCCACCGCATTTATTACGTTAAACTATAACTATTGATAAAAACCAATTCTTCATAAATCACCTATCATCATTAGTAACTAATTGCAATAGCTATAACAATAATAGCTATGGTATAAACGATTAGAAATGTGATTGCTAGTTTTCTCATGATAAACACAATTACTCAACAAAGAATGTAACATTAGCCGCTAATACACTATTTCCTACTGATGAAATAGCTGCTGATGTTATCACCTTGATGTTTCCGTTAGCGGACACTAGCAGTACGTAACTAATGCTAGTAGGATTTTCATACTGGTCTAAAATAAAGCCACTTTGCGTAACTTCTGCATTTGCTCCTACAACTGGTCTGTAACCACTAGGTAAAGTGCCTATTAAAACCTGTGAATTTGCTGTATCAATAGATACATTTCCAAAGATATTCAAATTAACAACTTTGCCATATTTTTTTAATGTACTGCGTGTTCTAAGTACACTATCAGTTGTCGTTTCACTCCATGTTACTGTACCGTTCTTAACACTTAACTCATCCGTCAACTCCTGAACCTTAGCTTCAATGGTATCTGCATTGTCATAGCCAGCTACCATCTTTTTGGTATGGGTTATTTTGTCCCATATATATCTAGCCATCTTTTTACCTCCTCCTATTTATTTGTCATTCGCATTAGCCATCCTGCCTTCACTGATACCAAAGGTATTGTAGTGATTAAGGAGAGTCTGAGAATCCGTTCCCAAGGCTTTCTTTACGTCAGGATACTTGTTTGCGTAGAAGACTGCGTCAAATACTTTTCCATTTGATGCAATCAGTTTTGTTGTTGACAGTTTCCCGTTCTTTACATACTTGTTTGCGTATTCAACACCATACGCATCTGCATCAGCTTCTACGAACTGTGCGTAATAACCACCAAGGTCATTTGAATAACTGATGTAGTTTGATTGGTTCGCAAGAACAGCTCTGCCATAATCTGTATCATCATTCATATGCTCAGCCTGATAAGTATGTCTTACCTCATGAGCAATGATCTTCACGATATGATACTCAACCGTTTCTCCGGCGAGGGTAGCATCCACGTCATCATCAAATGTGCTCATGTTGACACATATCTGATTAATCCATGGCATGTTGTTATAGGCTGCAGCAGCTCCGCCAGGCCAACGATAACAGCTTACGTCCGGAATGCTCTTAAGTCCCAAACTCTTTGATACTTGAGCTACCAATGCTTTTATCGTATCTTCCTGATCCTCGGCGCTAAGTTCATGCCACCCATGTCCACTCTTCAGCACAGATAAATTAGACTTCGCACATGATGTAATACTGGCAGAAGAGAAGAGAGTAGCTATCATGATTACTGATAACAGATATCTAAACCTTTTCTTCATACTATTTTCTCCAATAGAAAAGAGCAGTCATAAAGACTGCCCTTAACCAAATGATTCTTTAAGAAGTAGTTATTTACTTCTTAGACTACTGTTACTAAAAAACTTCGTCTCACTCTGAAACGTATAAAGAGATGAGACGAAGCATTCTGATTCGACCACTAACGCAGGTCCTCTCGTTGCATTATCACTCACACTTAACGGCATTGAGATACCACAAGACATTCGCGTAGCAGGTTCGTAACTGTTTCTGCCTACCTTTGGCAGATCAGCTAATTTAATTTAATCAACTACAGATATTTCTGATAGTCTGATTTGAGCTGTTGCTTATCAATTACTGTGTATCCTAATGTTGTACTGATTTCACTATGCCCTAGGATTTCCTTTATGTTCTCTGCAGGCATACCTTTCTTATGCAAAACTGTTGCCATTGTCCTTCTGAATTTATGAGGATGACACTTTATCCCTGTCTGCTCACCCAACCTTTGGCATAAGCATTCAATACTTCTTGTTGAGAGCTGCTGATGAGGCTTTCGACAAGATTCAAACAGATATACTGTAGGATAATCCCTATCCTTTATATACTGCTGAACCGTGACAACAGCCTTTGCAGTAAGGAATACCTTTCTAGACTTATCACCTTTACCATGATGAATATTGACTTCCTTTTCCTCAAAGTTAATGTCTTCAAGTTTAATGTTAACCAATTCAGCTACTCTGCATGCACTGGCATAAAGAACTTCAACAACCGCTCTTTCATAGTCATTGGCACATGCCATTCTTAGCTTTTCCATTTCAACATCAGTAAAATAGTCTTTGATCGGTTCTTCGAATTTAACCGGCGCAATAGAAGCACAAGGATTCCTAACAAGATACTCATTATTGGTCAGCCATGAAAAGAATGCACTGATATAAGAACGCCGTATATCAAGAGTTCTATTGGACAACATCCTTTTCGTCTGCAGAGTATACAAATAGTACCGTATATCCTCAGTCGAAATCTTTTTTATTGGCTTGTCAATAAACCTGAGCATCCGAGTCAGTTCTCTATGATACTGATTGATAGATGAATCCTGAAGACCTTCAATTTTTCTCATTGCAAGATAAAGCATCAATTCCTTAGGTAGCTCATTTTCATAAGCAACTATTTCATTTTTTCTTGGGACCACATCGTAGTTTAGCAACATTCCATAGATCAGCTGTGTGATAGTTACAACATCGTTCCTTGGAAATTTCTTGAGGAGCTTTGTGGTTAATTCATGTATAAATTTCTCCATAACATAATAATCCTTTCTATGATACAAATACATTTCCGGATTAAATACAGACAAAAAGTAATCCCCTCGATTTAGCCGAATCGAAGGGGATAATGCCGTGCCATTAGGCCTCATTAGAATATATAACTCGACTTCATAACATAGCATTTTGCTTTTTGATTATCAAGTATCTAAAACGGATAATGCATTATATCATAGATAAATAATTTGTACATGTTTGGCGTGAGATAGCAAGTCTTACTTAACATTTTGACTAGTAAGACTCTAAAAAAGATCTTATGAAGTTATTGCGCCTTATTCTTCTTTTACGAACTAACTAATTGCTATTACCAAAGCGATAATAACGATTGTGTAAATGATTAGAAATGTGTAGGTTAGCTTTTTCATAGGTCTGCACTTAATAACATAGTTTCGTTGTGTATAATAAGCATTGCTAAATCAGATGTAGTAAGTCCACTTGAAGTAATAGTAAGCAAAAGTTGGTCATCAATAAGATTAGTTACTGTTATTGCAGAAACAGCATGTTGCCCGTCTTTTGTATAAAGTCTGAAATTAGAATAATCCGAAATAGCACTTAGCGTTGGAACAGCTCGCATTATTTCTGGTAACGCCATTGTTATTCTTGCTGTTGTTTCATTTGTTACATATCCGAACGCTCTTGCGAAATATGAAGCTACATTATTCAATGCAATAAAATACCTCTGACACTTAGCCAACTCTTGCTGATAGTTTGGTGCGGTGTCGTTGGCAAGGGTGGATACTGTTCCTAGTTCTAGCTTGACGGCTTTAATTGTAAGTGTCTTGTTTGCATTAGTAGTAATATCAACGGAATATCTATAAATTCCATTAACAATAGGCTGTGCAGTAAGCTGAATGGTAAAGGTATCATTAAATGTTTTGGAGAATATAGGCGCCCATACTGTGTTATGTGCAACAATTCCACTTACTGTATATAGATTACCACTACCATCTAACAAGCTAAGGGTTGCAGTTTTTCCGTTAAGTCCATCAGCTTCATCCTCAAATATCTGATAAAATACGCAACTTTGGTTTGAATCAACAGGCGATAAAGTAACAACGTTTCCGCTTATTGCTACTTGGTTATTATTTCCACTATTCCATCTATCCAAAGAAACTGTATTTGCTCCGTAACTGCTCTGTCCCCTCTGATTAACAGTAAACCAAGGATTATCCAAGAGGTTAGGATTAGAGATAGCTTGAACATAAGGAGTCATTTCCCTGTTGGTCATGCTGTAAGGTTCGTAGGTGTCGTCCTTTATGCTTGCTGGGCGAAGCATAGGGTATACAGTTTCAGAAAATGATTCTGTATTATCATAAAAAGCTAAAAGCCAATGAACAGAATCATATCCGTCATAATCAATGGTAATGGATGTTTCTGCTGATTGACCAATGGTTTTAACATAGTTTCCATTTAAAAAACCTTGCAAATAAATCTCACAATGTGTAGCACGTCCACTTAGCTTATAACTACCACTTTTGGGTTTCCAAGTATCAGCTTGAACATATACATTATTGCCTGCTGTGCCTGTTCCATCTCCACTAACAGAAATAGATTTATCAGTATTTACTGTAAGTGTTATTCCACTAATTGATTGATTTACTAAAGAATTTGGCAGTAAATTCTTAGCCCCAAGAACATTGTTCATATCAGCAATTTCATCTGATATGTCACTTACTTTGTTCGTTAAAGTCTGAATATCCGCAGCAATTGTTGTCTGTGTACAGTTCTTTCCTTCTCCTGATGTAGCCTTTAATACATCATTTTTACTGATATCATCATCAGCCACATACATAAAACCATCGTTTCCTACAAAATAGGATCCTTTAGTATAAGGCTGGCTAGCTCCACTTCCTAATGTCTCCTGAGTTCCCATGCCTTTTGAGACGATATTTCTTTCGTCATTTCCAATCTGAATTATATCTACAGCTTGTGCCATGTCTTATTCCTCCTTAACATACGACTTTTGTACCCTCAAAACGGAACAGAAGAGAGGGCAATACAACTTTATCGTTACTAAAACTTGCAGCCATTGATCTGATTGAGCTATAAACTCCGCCAGATTTTACAAGGTGCTCACTATCAGCTGTTGGAACATCATCAATAATTAACCCGTTATAATCATCGATGAAATCCATGGTCTCGTACTCATCTTTCTCTTCCAGAGTAAGAGCGTCCCACTGCTGTACAGATCCAGTGAAATTGCTTGAGCTTTTATTCTTAGCCCACTGGCCATCTCCTCTAAGGAACTTCTCTTCATCACCGGCCTGTGGCGCAGGAACATATCCTTTAGTACCATCCGCACTTGCAGTTGCACCGGTAAACGAATTAGTAGTAGTGCCAGGAATAGGAGTAACAGCACCAGTTGATTTATCTACTATCTGCATACTCATAGTTAATTTATTCTCCTTCCTTAATCATTTGTGAAGAGAGCATAAGAATATATAGTCCTTTCAAAGACTGTCTTTTCTTCCCACTCTTCCTTGGTTCCCTTGTAGATAAGATCCTGACTAGATGTCTGCCATTCACTCCACAGAGAACTCTTGTAGTAACGTCTGTATACAATATTGGTATCAGTAACAAGTGTTTGCTGAAGGTCATTCTCACCCTCAAATAATTTTTCAACCTTTATCTTGAACTTAGCTCTCATGTTACTATCAATACCAAGAGGAGCATTCGTTACAAAGAAGTTTGTCTTAATCTTGCTGTACTCATCAACATCTGTGAGGTCATCAAGGTCAACCATCTCAGTTATCTCGTTCTTAGGAACAAGCCTTGTTGCACTATCAGCAAGCTCGTCAATAGCTGCCTGAACATCATCTGCCTCAAGGCCTGAAGCGGTATTGTCATACTCAACCATATCAGCAGCGTAGTCACCGTCTTCAGGAACTACATATCCGTTACGCCCCTTAAAGGTCATAACACCGCCACCGGCAGCCTGATGTGCCTGCTCAGCCCACCACTTGGCATTGTTATTGTAAGTTTCGTCTGAACGAGGAACCGGTTGTCCATTTCTTTCACCGACAGCCCAAGCCTCTGAGTCTTCCTTGAACAGAGCAGCAGCAAACTCTGAATCTGCTGCATTTAATGCTGATGTTGCAGCTGCTGTAGCTGAGTCGGCGGCATTACCTTCTGATGTAGCAGCATTAGCTTCTGATGTAGCAGCTGCTGTAGCTGAATCTGCAGCGTTACCTTCTGATGTAGCAGCTGCTGTAGCTGAGTTTGCAGAAGCTGTAGCTGAGTTTGCAGCGCTAGTCTCTGACGTTGCCGCATTTTCCTCACTTGTCTTTGCATTTGCCTCTGATGTAGCAGCTGCAGCTGCTGATGCATGTACATCTTCAACTACCTGTTCAGCTCTGTCTGCATCAGCTTCTGCATTTTGCGCAGATGCATCAGCCCTGCTTGCAGACTGATCAGCAGCATTAGCATAATCATGTGCATCATTAGCAGATATTGCAGAAGCATTCGCACTATCAAGCGCATTATTAGCACTTGTTGCAGCCTGAGCCATAGACCTTGCTGCATTGGTAGCAAACTCATTTGCATGGTCTTCTGATGTTGCAGCTTTCTGTGCTTCTACAACCGTAGCTTCATATTTTTCCACAGTATGCTCATAGGTTGTATTAGCAGCATCTGCATGTTCTCCGGCTTCAGTTGCACTTGAAGCTGCAGCCTCTGCAGCGGCCTGCGCATCTCCTGAATATTTTGGAAGATTGGCAAGGTATGCTTCATACTCTTCAACTGTACCTCTATATCCACCGGCAACAGCATATCCATAAGAAGTGACCAAGCCTAAATCCTGCGTTGTAGCCATATTTTCTCCTTCCTATTTACTCCCAGTGTACAAGTAAATTTTTGCTATCTTCAATTTCAAAACTACCTCTCCATTCATCAACCTTCTCACAGATGAGGTGTCCGGTATTTCTGTCTATATGCATTACACATATCGTTCCTGCAAGGGCAGCATCCTGAGCACTTTTCTCAGCAGCTACTGCGGCGGCCTGAGCAGCCGTTGTAAACTGTGCAAGTGCCTCAAACTCATTTTCTGAAATGATATAACCAGGATCAAATGATGCCGGTGTTACAAGCAGAATAAATGGGAATGACTTGATCTGATTATTGGTTCCTTTTGAGAAGATGACTATCTCGTAATCACTTCTTCCTACTACAGCAGTCATCTGATAGGTAATCTCTACCTTTAATGTACTGCTAGATGTTATCTCGCAAAGGTTCCATATTTCCTTGCCATCCGGCTTTGTTCCGGCAATAGTGACATAGTCGTTATCACTGTCTACTTCAAATGGCACACCATTTTCAATCATCTCAATCTCGATATAACGAGTTTCATTACCATCACCCTGAACCGCAGGAACCTGGATAAAATTATTATTAGACGAAAAGTCCACAATGTAATGTTGTGTTACGCTATTCATTTATCCCCCTTTCTGAAGGTATACAAAATAACCCTCTTACTGTTCCTCTTCAGCAGGCGCATCATCTTCTTCTTTCATGATAACTACAGAGTTGCTGTTCATTGAATTGTATCCAAGTGTATATCCGGCACTTTCAAGAACGTCAAACAGTTCTTCTGCATTTTCCTTGGTATCTGAATAACAGTTACCAATTACCATTAACTTTTTAGCCATTATTGTCTCCTTCCTCGACCATAAAATCTATTGTCAGAATCTCATTAGCATTAAGAGGAGAAGAGAGCAGCTCTTCTTGAGTAATCATCTGAATAGGTACTTCATGTGATATCTCATTAAACTCCTTCATTTCCTCAACAAACTTCTTGAATGCTTCGGATCCTACCTGAATAGAAGCCGAACCATTTTCATTTGTTTCACCATACTTAAATATGGTTTTGTCTTTGAGATTCTGATATTCTACAAGCTCTTCAGAAATCTTTCTCATGTTACGGGCAACTGCATATGCAAACTTGCCAGTTACCTTTTCAGATATTTTCTGCATAGCTTGCAAATAGTTGTCCATCTGAATATTAGTTAATTTCATTTTGTTTCTCCCTTTTAGTCATTATGAATTTCCCATAAAATAGAAATGTGATACATGATTAAAACTTACTGGCTTTCCATCACATGTAGCTTCAGGATAATCGTTGAAAGCATAGCCACTAAAAGATCCAACTGCACCCCCTCTAAAACTTAGATAAGAAGTAGACATCACCCCACTAGTTATGTTTGACGCATTAAGATTGCTGAATTTTGCGTTAACTGCATTTAAGTCTGTAATAGAAGCCTTTGTAGCTATTAAGTTAGTCAGATTAGCATTGACTGCATTCAAATCTGAAATAGAGGCCTTTGTTGCTACAAGAGAATTTATATTAGCTGTTTCGGCCCACAGACTACCAATACTTGCTTCATGAGCAGATAACGTTCCATGGATAGTGACATTATCGGCCTCAAGATTACCAATCCTTGCATACATCGCTTCAAGATATTTCGCATAAATATAGTCTGCTGAGATCTGCTGAATATGAGATACACAATTACTTTGGAATGGAGCCGCTGCATTACTGCCATAGAATGATGTACCACCAAATGATCCCCAGGTAATTCCGTTATCATAGCCAACACTACCAAAATGGCTTCCCCATTGGACTCCATTTATGGATGCCCAGTTGGATATAGTGATATGCTTAAACGATGCTGTGCCGTCTGAATTGATATACCAATTACCATTTCCTGAATGAATACTGTTTGAAGCAATAGTTGCTCCACCAATATTCCCAGAGATGGCTGTGATATATCCTGCCTCAGTTACAGAAAAGGTATTTCCTGTACCTAAAGAGATACCATCTGTACCAACATACACACCCCTTGCATTGGCAGTCAGTGATGATTTTCCGTTATACATTTTATTGGCCTGAATAACAAAACCGCCCTCACCATTATCGTTACATCCTATATGACCGGACTGTGCCTGAATAACACCATTAACCTCAAGAGTATCTCCATTCAGCGTTAAACGCTTCTTTCCAGTGGTTTTGGAGTTAAACTCAAACGTACCGTCATTAAGGTTGATATGTGTTCCGGCGTTGCCACTATTTTTATTACCTGATGTCTTATAGTTGGAAGAGTAGATGTCTCCACCAACGATAGTTGAACCGGCAACATAGCCTGCAATCAAGAAGTCAGCAAACGTTCCAAACAATGACTCTTTCGTAAAGATAAGTTTTCCATTGGAATCTATGCTAGGCATATCAACATCAGCACGGCCTACACTCATTGATACAGATCGCCATCCATCATCAGTAAACAAGATCCTTCCTCCGCCGAGATATATGGCGTCATAGTTATCTGTCTGTTCACGTCCATGCTGACCGGTTGTAGTTGTGATCCATAAACCATTTTCGTCAATCAGGGTTTCATTATCTTCTGCATTTGACAGATAATACTGTTGGCCAAGCAATCCATTCTTCAATGCTTCCCCTATAGAATCAGTACTCTCAGCACTGGCGTTCCATGTAGACTGATTAAATGATACAGATGTAGCCGCTGAACTAGCTGCATTAAGTGCATCTGTTACATCATCAAACACAGTCTTGGACTTCCTGAGGACATTTCCGAATGTAACATTGAAGTCATTCTGATCTAAGAAATTGATATGCATGGTGAGCAGCTTTGCTCTGACATTATAATCATCACGGATTGTTACCCACACATAATTACCAATATCAAAATCTCCTGAATACACATCAAACTCGGGCATAGTAAACAGATTGAGCATACTTGCACTGAACTGTATCTGTGGTTGAGCTACCTTGGCAAGTTCCTTTTCTCCATACTCAAGGAAAGAGTAGAGCATCTCAAATCTCTCATCCTCAGTCATTACATCTGTGACAAGGTAGTTATCTGATGAAAGCTCTTCTTCACGAATAAATGTTGACAGCTCCTTCAGCTGCTTTGGAGTAAAGTTATTTGTCATGGAAGTCAGATTAACTATTACAGTCTTATCTGTTTGAATGATAGCCTGATCATTCTTTAATGATGTAAGAGTAGCGTTAACCACAGCTATCTGATCATCAAGCGCATTTATCATGTAGAGCGGTGGGAGATAGGTATCGATGTATCTTTGCTGAATACGACTTTCTGTACTTTCAGCATCACCATATCCTGCTTTCATCGCCACAGCCTGTAGATTCTCAGCTGCAGCCCTCTTTTCCTTAAGAGTAGCAAGATTACAGCTATACCATTTATTAACATCAACCCACGCACCGTTCCATCGATACATGTTATTTGTGTTGCGAATAAGATACAGAGTAGTAGCAACTCCCGTCGCCGGAAGACTGTCCACCAATACGGTGGCCGTAGGCCTTTCAAATGTGACTGCATCAGTTCCATCTTCGGTGTAGGAGATTGTTCCATAACCAGGATATCTTGTATTAATAAGCCATGGCATAAGAGTAGATGACCACTTACTTATCTCTGTATAGTAGTTCTGATATTTTGCAAGCAGGAGAGTATAAGCATCCTTATAACTCTTTCCTTGAAGCTCAGCCTGTGTAATAACCCCGTCCTTATATGTGAACAAAGACAAATCAACAGTCTGATTAACAAGGACCTGCCATGAATTGTACGCTTCTAGAAGCTCATCTGACATATATTCACTGTTCGCATAAAATGAGAAATTATACAGCCTATCATTTCCCATATTGACTTCTCTTACCGACAAGTCATCTTGTCCTGTTAAAGTGATACATGTCTTGATGTCATCAATAGAATAATCCATTTGAGTCTTTTCAAGAAGTGAATCAAAAGTCAGATGTATATTAGTATCTTCTCCGTATTCATCTAATGTATAAGCACTGATTGTCTTATTGATAGAATCAAATATGAAGATACACTCAAAAGCCTCTGCTACATCTTTTGTCAGAAAGCTGTAAACATCCTGCCTAGTAACATTAAAGCTTCTTTTCATAGACCATAAGCTGTCACTAACGTGAGCTATGGACCATTCCGGATGCTTCTCAAGCACTAAATGAAGAAGTGAATGAGATTGATTACCAGGACTGTAGAACGACACTCCGTCAATTGACTCTGTTAATCCTTCGTTGATCGAGAACAGTTCAATATAACGCTGTCCCAACTGACACTCATAACTTTGACATGATATTTCCTTATGTTCGGTTGCCTGTCCCTCATTTTCTGTCTGTATATCCTTTATGGAGAACTGTCCGTATTTGGGGACGAGAACATATTTCATTACATCAATATCTTCATAGAATGGCACAATCTCATTATCCATCATATAAGGAATTTCAAATGAGAGAGTATCAACTTCGTTAAACTTATGGTCCCATGTTTTGGCAGTACAGCGTAAAACACCAATCCTTTCTCCTGATGCTTTGCAAAGAATAAAATCAGGATTATCCCAATGTCCCATATTATTTCTGTTTATTTTCATGAAACATAACCCACCTTTCTAGCTGCCCTAAAGGTAAACTTCAAGGTGGCGTTTTGATTACACATATATTCATTTTTTCCTGGTTTCAATCTGATCCATCTAAGGTTAAAATCATTTAGAATAAATCTACGTAATTTCGATGAAGTGAGAAGGTTCTTCTGAGAATCAAATGTCAGTTTTTCTCCGGCAGTACAATTTTGCACCTGACTTTCCCAATCATCTGTTGTATTTTTCAAAGTGAGGGTTCCTGCAGTACTTAATGTAATCTCAACCTTAGGAAGAAGATAATCCCACAAATCATCAGAATTATTGAACACATAGAATGGAGTATTAGCCTTAGCACTAATGTAGATTGTCTGTTCTTCAGAATAAGCACGTCCACCATCTGTCAGGAATGTAACATCAAATCCAACTACATGTGTTCCTAAACGTTCATACTCAATTCTTGATACCATAGCACGATAGTAAAAGTCTGTTTCCATTACCTGATTATTCACGAGCTTAAGCCATGAATATCCAGGTTTTCCTGTAAGCAGTCGATTGAACTGTCTCAGCTCATTTTCTGTGAAGTAGTCATTAGCTCTACCACTACAGTCATTACGGGCAAACTTTACAGTAAACTCATTTGCTTCGTCATACTTCTGACTTGTATATGTACTATGTACATTCTCTCCAACAAAAACACTTGTTATATTTGGAGTAAGAGACATGTTCTCTACATCATCAATTTCTCCATCGGAACCATTTCCGCTAACAAGAAAATAATCTGTCATCCTAAAATCATTGAATATTAAGTCGTCACATGTAATAACCATCTGTACCCTCCTTTCTATTAGAATAGGAGAGTGCTCAGTAAAGAACACTCTCCCTTAAATCAATGAAGATTACTATTTATTTCTTTAAATGACTGTTTAATCTTAGCACTTGCCTGTTGAGCTGCAATGTTCATCATCTCAAGTGAATCGTTGACATTACCATTTACAGTCACAAGGCTGCCGACTTGCATTGTGTTTGTCTGTACCTTACCGGCGCCAACACCACTAATGCTCTGAATAAGCTTTGAAGCAAACTCAGTTGGATTAAACTTAGACCATTCCCAAATGTTTGCAGTTTGGTCTGTAGGCAATACGCTGTCACCACGAGACAAAGGAGTAAGGATTGCTCCGTCACTTGGAGATAAAATCATTTCCGGACCATCTTCCTGAGTCCATGCAAGCTGATCACGAGAGATGGATTTTGCTCCAGTTGCATACTTTTTGATGATCCCTGCTGCTTTCTGCGCTTCCTGCACAGAATTATATGCTCCAATATAAGCTCCGTTAGAACCATGGGCTACAAACTTACCACCAACCATATCAATATATGGAGAAGTGGCATTTTGTGCCTCGTTTTGAGCATTAACCAGTTCTCTAACTTTACTTGCGGCATCTGCAGCAGCATCGCCAACGGCCTTTGCAGCATCTGCTATGCTATTAAGAGCTCCCGCAGCACTTGCACCAGAATACTGTCCATCAATAGTGGAAGACAAAGCATCATGAAGAGCCTCTGTTAATGCTCTAAGGTTTTCTTCACTGTTCCATGAATCCTGAAGTTGTTGCACAAGATTATCAGCCCTGTTAGAAAACATAGCTGCAAGGCCTTCAGAGGTAGCGTTTGCCTGATTCTGAAGATCCCATACCTTTGCTTCGACTCCCTGAATCTGCCCAATAAAGTTGGACGATTCCGCAGTTAAAAGTTCTCCATAATGTGCAATAGCATTTTCACCCTGGAACCATGGAGCTGTAAGTTCTTCACTCATCTGTATTCCGTGGGCTTGTGCCTGAGCAACAATTGTCTCACCAATAAGCTGTGAGTTTGCACGAATAGCTTCGAAAGAATCAGAAAGAATCTGTTCAACATTAAGAAGAGACTCGTTAAGAGCATCGATTTCGAGCTGACGTGTTTCCTTGTACTGCTCAAGTTGCTTATCCAATGCATCCTGCTGAGTCTCTATTGAATGATCATATTCTGTTTCTTCTAAAGTCTCCCTTGCATCATGGAGCTGTTGTTCAAGCTTTTTACGCTTTGCGATAGCTGAGGCAGATTCATCATCTGCTATAGCTGCAAGTTGACGTTCAATGTCAACAATAGCTTTTGATTCATTAGCTACTTGCTTACGATAATCATGGAGATCCTTTTCCGCTTGAAGCGCATCCTTTTGAGCCTGAATAAGTTTCGCGTAGGCATCAATCTCTTTGTTAATACCCTCAATTACAATATTAACACGTTCTTTATTCAGCTCACGCATTGTTTCAAGAGCTGACTCGGACGCATTTACGGCATCCCACTGTTTCGATTTAAGCTCTGCAAGGGCAGCCATATACTCAGTCGTACTATAGCGCCCCTCAAGGTATAACTGATTTAATCTTTCGATTTCACTGTTATACTGCGCGACTTGATATTTAGCAAGCTCATATTGTTGTGCTAAAAGTCCAAGTTGAGCAAGACCCTCGTCCGTCCACTTGTTTTCAACTGTAGCAACAGGATTAGATTCATCATTGATGAGCTGTTGCATGTTGCTAAGTTCTTCATTGAATGAAGCAAACTGATCCTGAATCTTATTAAATACTTCAGTATGAAGATTAAGGAGTGCATTATCAAATTCCTCAATGGCTTTCTTGGAATCTAATATTTTACCCTCTACTTCAATGAGGGCGTTCTGCATTTCAATCCATTCATCAGTACCAACCTCAACTCCACGAGAAAGAGCTTCGTTGAGCTGTTTAACAAGTGCGGCCTGTTCATCCTGAAGAGATGAAATGATTTTCTTTTCCTGCTCAATTGAACGTGTATAATAGCTTTCACCAAGAAGTTCGCCTGCTTCAGATAACAAATCCATTTGTTTCTGAATAAGGTCAATACCAGCGTTTTGTCTAAAGTTTATAATATTGGTGAAATCTTCAATGATGTTGTTGAACTTTTGAAGCTCAAGTTGTCTGATGGCTTCCTTAAGCTTAACGAGCTGCAACTTACAATCAGCAACCTTATCAGCCCATTTCTCATAATCCTGAATTGCTTCATATACTTCTTCGTTGCCTTCGCCAACGAATTCATCAATTGCTACAGCACCATTTTGAAGCTTTTCTGCAACTTCTGTTGGAATCTTTGACAAAGCTTCAGACGCTTTCTGACTATACATACTAATAGCTGAAGCATAACCATTCATCTTTGACTGAATCAAGTCTTCTTCAGCGGATAGGAGAGTGTTCTTAGCAAATGATCCCACCACATCCTCTAGGTGAGCTTCTAATAAATTAATGCTGTTATCAAGGACCTTAATCATTCTTTCGAAGTAGTCATATAACTGTTCAAAAGAATCCTCAGCATCTTTTGCGGCATCTGATGCTTTCTTAGCCGCATCTTCTATAGCCTTTGCCTGAGTACCTTTTAAAGCATCAGCAGTAGAAGTAGGTGTATATCCGAGTTTTGAACTGACCGGAGTTCCACCATTATATTGAGCACGAGTAAATTTAACCTGAGTCTTGGCAGCATCTGATGAATACTTTCGTGTAATTTGAGCTATTTCAGAATTGATTTCGTTACGTTTCTTTGTAATTGTTGCATCATCATAGCCATGTGAATCAATTGCTGCTTTAAGGCTGTTTGCCTTTGCCTCTACTTGTGCCATCTCAGAAGCGTACTTAGCAGCACTTGCTGTATCGAGAAAGGCATTTGCGAGTGTTTCAAGAGCTTCAATCTTCTGATTAACATTAAGATTTTGATTGCTAAATACTGTTTGCTGAGCAACCAAATCAAAAACTGCAGCCCTAGTAGCATTTGATGCATTACCTTCATCGAGTATTGCCTTTATAACTTCTACAGATGCATTTACCATGTTTGCATCTGAAGCTACCAACGCTTCCTTTACCGCTACTAGTTGAGCGTCAGTCACAGCTTCAACAGTCTTCTGATTTACTACATCAGCAGTTGCAGCAGCGAGCTGTTCCTCGACTATTGTTTCAGCATTGATGATACCCATCATCTGCAAGCGAGTAATGTACAATTCTTTGTTTGTTTCTGTAAGACCTTCAAGGATCCCAGATGTACGAAGATAATTATCTGCAAGAACATTTATAGCATTGGCGTTCTGTTCTATATCACCTGTACCTTCTCCAAGAAGCTTGAGTGCATTGGCAACCGCATCGGTTTCATACTCAACTTTTTCCTCGGCAGACTCTAAACCTAAGAAGTAATCTGCAATAGTGTCCAAGTCTCCAAGTTGGAATTTGCCGTTCTCATCTATATTGGCCATTGCAGTACCAACATTTTTGAGAGCGTTTTCCAAATCGTTGAGATCTGAGATTGACTGAGTAAAGGAGAGAGCTTTCTTTGTTTCTTCAAGTGAATCAGCTGTGCTTTCAGCTGCTTCACCAGTTGCAATCAACTCATTCTTAAACAATTCAAGTGCAGTCTCACCTGGCCCAAGAATAAGGTCAAGCGCCTCGATTGCTTCTTTTAATCTTGGATATTTCTCAAGAGTCGCATCATCTAATTCGCCAGCCTGCGCCAGTTTTTCAAGCTCTTCTCTTGTAACTTCAATACCATCCGTGTCAAATATCTCAGAGATTTTTATGCTATTCCATTCTGCGCCGGTGTCTGAATACTGATAGACGAGTTTAAGGGCATCATTGACCTGTTTAACTAATTCCTTGGAATCTTCAGTATCCGCCCGTTCTGCGCTATCCCTCATATTCAGAAGTTCAGATTTTACTTTGCCAATCTGAATCTGCAAGCCACTCATGTAATCGCTAGTGTCTGACATCAATAACTCTGCTCCCTCAAGGGCAGCCTGTTCTTCTTCGTTCAGTTCTCGAGTGGCATTGCCATATTCTTCTATGGTTTTAAGTGCACCTTCACGTGCTTCCTGAATCTGTTGGAAAATAGATAGGAGTTCGTTAGGGCTGTCGTTATAATCACCTTTGGCTGCTGATTCAAGAGCAGAAGACAGCTGCTCGCTGTAAGAGAAGTATTTTGCTGTGCCATCTGGGTTATATGCATCAGCAAATGCATATCCCATTGTATTATGGGGGTCATTTATTTCGTCAGCACTAATGTCACCATAGACATTGTTGAATAGCTTTGAATTCTCTTTGACCAGATCCTGTGCCTTAAGTTTAAGAAGCTCTTCCTGCTCCATGCGGGCTATCTTTAACAGTTCAGCCTGAGTACGAAGCCTTTCAAGTTCCTGCTGTTCAACAAGAGATATTGTGCCTTTGCTCTGGATTTCTTCAATCTGCTTTTCTACATTGGAAAGTTCATTATTGGTAGAGTCCAGTTCGTTTTCAAGACTGTTAAACTCTTTTTGCAAACCTTTGATTTTATCACGTTGTCTGTCGTTCGCTTCATCAACCCATTTATAAAGGGCATAGGTAGCTACAGCAAGGGCGGCCATGATTGTGATAGGGTTTGTCAGTATAGGGGCAAGCGCTTTAAAAGCACTTGCGAGCTTGGTAGCGCCACTTACTCCGGCACCACCTGCAGTCTCGCCTATTGTTTCTACTGCTTCGGCAGTCCCTTCTGCAGTTTCTGTTACTTCACCAAAGACATCCTTCAAAGATGAAATGTTCTCTAAGACTCCCTGAGTGGTTTCCGACATATCAGATATACTGTCAACAGTTTCTTCTGTATCTTTAAATATCTGACCTATATTTTCAAGTGTTGTAGAGTCAAAAGCTTCTTTGATAGGTGCTTTAATTGGTTCTTCGAACACTTCCTCTGATTCATGGAATATTTGTTCCACTCCTTCAAGGAAGGATGTACCAAAAGCTTCACTTGAGGTATCCCCTGCTTTAGCTGCACTAGCTATAAGATCATCAACATTTGCTCCAAATAATGATGAAATTATGCCGCCTGCATTTAAGCCGCCATTGATGGCTTTTATTACATTAGGAATCCTATCAAGATTAAGAAGTAAATCTCTAAGGCCAAGTCCTGCAATTAGAGTTGGAAGAGGTCCAATAGTAGTAATGATTTCACCAAGAACTTCAGAAATAGTAGTAAGAGCATCTACAATTTTGCCTAACATGCCATTATCAATAAGCTCTTGGATGATGCCCACCCATGTTTGCTGAAGACGATTGATTTTATAATCTAAGCTTTCTTCAACTATGCTCATTTCGGCATCAGCTGAACCAGCGGCTTTTTGCATTTCCTGCATGGCTCGTTCAACTTCCTTGAAGTTTTCCTTACCAAGAACACCGGCTAATACCTGACCGCCTCGTTTGCCTGCAAGCGTCTCAAGAAGTTCAGCCTGTTTCTTATCAGACAAATCATCGTATATTTCAGATATATCTTTCAACAACTGATATGTTGATTTGTATGTTTTTCTTGTTTCATCTGTAAATAAAGTAATTCCCGTAGGATTATCAGCTGTTTTAGTAAGGTCTGCAATTTTACCGGTTAGTTCTTCAACACCACCAATATACTCTTCGGTATCTTCATCGTACCCTCTGATCCTCATTGAAATTGTACGAAATGCAGTTCCTGTTGTTTCGGCATTACGTGTAATCTGAACAGCTGCGCTTTCAAGAGCAATAGTCTCTTTAAGTGAATTGTTAGCAGCAGACATAGCAGCCGAAGAACGTTTAAGCATTTCAACGATTTCTTCGTTATTGGTCGCCATAGTGTTACCAGTACGATTTATAACGTCCATTATTTCAGTTTCTACTTCATTAACATCATAATGGAATGCTTTCATTGTACTAACTAATCCGTCAGTAGCAGTACTTACGTCCATGCCAGGAGATATCTGAGCAAACTGTGATGAGAGAGCAGCCATTTCTGTAGCAGCCTCTTTACTAGAAAAACCAAGTCTTGACCAGGCTGCAGCTTGAGATATGATTTCTTTAGTGGTGACACCCATCTGTTTTGCGGTGTCATTTGCTGCAAAATAGAACTCGTTAAGTTCATCTGCAGTCATTGTAGTAGTTTTCTTTAAATCAATAAGTTCGTAGTCTAGTTCTCTAACTACGGTTATAGCTTGACTTATATATCTAAGCAGGTCTTGCCATGACAAATACTGTGCAATAAGCTGAGCATTGACACCCATTGCTCTTTGGCGAAGAGTATCGAAGAAACTCGCACCAAGTTTATCAGCTTCAGTAACACGAGACTTTAGCTTTGCAAACTCATCAGCAAGCTTTTGAACTTCAGCTAAAGAATGTTCTGTGTCCCAATCAAGTTTCAGATTTTCAAACTCTTCACGGAACTGACGGCCCATGCGAGTATTCTTACGCATGAATTCTGTTATCTGAAGATCAAGTTTTGAAATACTAACACTCTGAGCTTTCTTAAAATCAGAAAGTGCTTTATCAGAGTTAATGCCTTTCATGGTTTGTTCAAGTTCTTTGAATGAAGCATTAACTTCATCTATTGAATCGGAATCGGCCTTGAATGCAATCAGTTGTTCACGAACTTGATCAAGACGATCCTGAAATTCCTTAGTATACTTAGCAGAGTTTTGTAATTTTTCTACATCTTCAATCCAACCGTTAACATCAGACTGCATCTTATCACGAGATTGCAGCTCCTGATTATTCAGAATATCTTTGAGGATACCGTCACGTTCATTATCAAGCTTTAAAAGGGCTTCTTCTCTTGATTCTTGGACAGCTTCAGCAGCATTGATTTCTTCTAAGATTTCTGCAATTCTCTTTTTATGTGATTCAATTTCAGTATCATTTTTAACAATAGTATCTTGGCCAACAAGAGTATCTTTATCTACCTTAAGTGACGCTTCTTTCAGGTCATATACTTTCTTGATATGAGTCTCAAGTTCATCGTAAAGAGCATTACTATTACGAAGAGCTTCCGTGTTAGGCGCAAACTCAACTTTGTTTAATTTACCGGTGCCATTGAAGAATATATCTTTATATTCGGCCGTTTTTTTAGCTCTTTCTGCGTTATATTCTTCAAGCTGTCTTTTTCCTTCTGCTAAATATTCAGCACGTTTCTTTGCGTACTCGGCATCTTCCTTAGCAGTCTGAATACTAAGAGCCATTGCGTCGTCATAAACCTTGACTTGTTCCGCAGTGTTGAAGATTTCCTCGTATTCACGTTCTCTTTCCTGCCGTGTTTTTTGAATAGCAGCGTAGTATTCTTCTTCCTGTTGTTTTCCTTTAGCACGCTCTTCAGTTAATTTCGCTTGGTATTCGGCCTCTTGTCTGTCAAACTCGGCAATGATTGCTTTGCCTTTTTCAAAATCATCAAGATCAACTTGAGCCATCTGCACAAGACGCTCATCTAATTTTGCATCTTGAAATTTTCTTATGTTCTGAGAATTATAATACTCATCAACAGAGCCGTTTTGCTCTAATTCTTGACGCTGGATTCTTAAGGCTTCAGTTATGTCCTTTGTATTTCGACCATATTCTTCGGATTTCGCTATCAGCTTATCATATCTTGCAATTTCCTGTTCAATGGCAACAGTAAGCTCCTGACCACCCATTTCACGCTTAGTAGGGTTATTAGCATCCTTTTTAACTTTAGCCAGTAACTTATACTCAGCTATCAGTTTGTCGAGGTTGGTCAATTCTTGAGCATCAGCAGTACCGTTACCTTTAATCCTGTTAATCTCAGTAAGTATTGCGGCACGTTTTTGCTCAAGTTCATTCAGATCCTGAGCGTCACTTACCGGCTTGCTTACACCGGGAGCAACAGACTTATCATAGGTAGCCTGAATATTATTGACTTTAATTTCTGCGTCTGAAAGTTTTTTATTCACAGAGTCTATAGCTTTTTGGGCTTTCTGCTGTGTACTTTCTATTGCATTGTTATACTGGACATTGGCCTTTGATATTCCACGGACAGTAGCATCTGCAACATCAGAGTCAAACATGGACATGAAGTATTTTGTATCATACTTAGGATCGTTAATGAAACCTTCCGTTTCTTTGTGAAACTTTGACGCAGCATCTTTAGCTTCATCTAGACGTTTTGTTGCTTCCTGTATCTGAACGTTATATTCAGCCATGTTCTTGGCGTTTGGATTAGCTTTCTTACTTTCAACGTCAAGATCATGTCCAGCTTTCTTAAGGTCTATAGTTGCTTTGGCGGCTTCACGTACTATGTCTGTATATCTGGATATTTTCTGATAAGCAATAGTATACTGCTGCTTGCCATTCTTATCTAATACTGGATTACCTTCAGAATCATACTCAGGAATTCTTCTTTGTCTGAGAACCTGACCAACACGAGTCTGTTCACTAAATGAACGTCCCTGGTCAATAACGTTGCCCGCTGAATCAATCTCATAGGAATGAGAAGTAGATATAAGATCTTTCTTAGCCTTATCGACTTTCTCAAGAGCATCTAACTCTTCATGAAGAGCATTTGTGTTTTCTTCATGAGACTCTTCTTCTTGTCTTTCGGCCTGAGTTGTTTCACGAGACTCTTCTTGCGCTTCATCCTGAGCCTCGTTAGCTGCTTCATTAACAGCACGTTGCTCTTGCTGTGCTTCGGTATTTTCACTTGTTGCCTGACGTTCCTTATTCTGAGCTTCAGCATTCTCTTCAGAAGATTGAGACTGTTCTTTCTTAGCTTTATTATCAACTTTTCTAGCTTCAGCAAGAGCAAGTATCTCATCATCAATGGCATTCATTGCTTGTTCTTCTTCACGCCATTCACTACCCATGAATGTACTGTTAATTTGTGCAGACTCTTCTATTGTCTTACCCAAGTTATTATGAAGTTGAATGAGGTTATATAGTTCGCTACGAATCTCATTATAGTTTTCAACTATTTTGTTTGTTTCTTCTGAAGCCTGCATCCACTGCGCATGATAATCATCATGTTCTTTTCCGGTGGTATTACTACTTAGTTCAAAGAATTTTCGTTCTTTTTCTTCAGCTTCGTCAATCTTTTTATTTAGCTCAACCATCCGCTCTTTGCGGTCATTGATTGCTTTAGCAAGCTGTTTTTCAGTATTGATTCCAGTGGTTAATGTCTGCCAGTACTCCTTATCTTCAGAAGCGATGCTGAAGTTATTACCTCTACCGACTTTAAAATTTTCACGGTGTTCCCTACTGTACCTTTCAAGGACATCGCTTTCCAAAGCAGAAGAAGAGTAGAAGTTGCGGGGAACCTTTATATTTTTAAAAGCATCCTGAAGGGCAAGCATTTTTATCTTGGCTGCGTCAAGCTGTTCGTTAAGAGAGGAGATAACAGCAGGATCTTTTTCGTCTGCAAGTTTAGCAATAAGTTCATCAATCAGAACTTGAGTTTTATTGATTTTTTCCTCTACATCAAAATCAAAGGCACCCTTATCAAACATCTCTTTGGAAGCCATAGCCATTTCTGCATAGGCTTTCCTTGTCTCTTCAGAAGTCTTGTTAGCCATGGCAATTTCTTGCTCGGCTATTTCTTTAAAAATACTTTCCTGCTTACTTGCAAGTTCTCTAGCAGCAGCATAGATCTCATCATCAGACTTCTTCGCATATTCAACAGGCTTTACAGTTCCTTCAACAGCATCTTTTATGTAAACTTTCGTTTTTTTTGCTGCGTCCTTGACTGCTTTATCATCTACTGTAGGCTCTGGAACAATTTTAACTTTTGTCTTAGCCTCTATAGGCTTTTCCTTTAATGCTTCAGTTATTTCTTTTACTGCTGCGTCTCGAACTTGTTCACCATCTAGTTCAGTTTCTACATCTCTTACTTTAACTATATATTTAGTATTTCCAACTTTATCCAATCCTTTTTGGATTTTTTTTTCAAGCTCTTCGGTTTTTTCATCAACTTTCTTATCAATCTTTTCTGCTACACCATCAATAACTTGATTTATAAATTGATCGCCAAGTCCTAGACTTTGTTTCTTACGCATGCATTTTCACCTCCCTTACCATCCAAGTTCATGAAACTTACTAAAAAAGATAGGAGTAGCGATGTTCTCAAAGTTTTCAAAAAAGGAATCAAAGATTTCGTTAGGAACTCCACGGTACGAAAAGTATTTTCCCTGATAGGTTCCCGACCATGTAGTGTCTTCTTTACTCATAGACGGGACTTCTTCTCCCGCATCATTCTCTCTTGTAAACTCATAGGGCCATCTTTTACCTGCAAGTACATAATCAAGAACATCTTCCTTTTTATCCAACTTATATCCATCTGCCATATCCTCAGCATCTATACGTATAAACAGATAAGGCAATCCGTTTTTATGAAGTTTTCTTGCATGAAAAGCATAGTACAAGTTGGAGCCCTTCATAGTTCCTGGATGCCCCTCCCAATGTCTTATATATGAGGTAGTTTTGTATAAGTAAAATTGGGTGATCAGTGAATTATACATATTGGTAGCTTCGCGCTGCAATTCATCAACCATATAATCCATGGCAACAGGGATGTCATTCTTTACTTGTTCAATAAGTTGCTTTTTTATTTCTTTTTTTATTTCTTCTCTAGCTTCAGCTAATACTTTGTCTAGATTTGCCATAGTAAAACCTCCTTTCAGACGCCACTATGGCATCGAAAACGTCTAGGCGCTATGACACGCCTAGACGCAATATATCAGTCCTTTTTCGCAATTTTAGCTTGTATTTCCGGAGACATTAACGCCTCACTTAACTTATCAACCGCCATTTCAAAAGCATCTGATTTTGTCTCAATATATGAGACAAGGGTTCTTGTATTTGCCTCGATGTCATCACGCTCCATGTCAAGCATTCCTCTAAGTATCTTTATTTCGGACTCCGGTATTTCCTGCATGAGTTTTTCCATCAGGCCTGATTCCATTAGAGCATCGTAAACAATGACAACATTATCTTTTTCATATTCAAGATCTGTATAATTTTCAATCATTTTCATAGTGAAATAAAAAAGCATTCCTGCCGTGTTACGCTTATATATTTTTTTCCCATTTACAGTAATGTAAGAGGTGACTTCAACAGCATTTTTTACAAGTACACACTTCTCAGCATATGGCATGTATCTAAGCTTTATTCGCTGAGAAAAATCATAGTCTTTCTTTCCTTTTGCAAATTTGATTAGTGCATCAACCTTCATATAAACTCCTTTTAGTCATAACCATTGATATATGCATCAATGTCTTTATTTGTTTCTAATATCTTTCTCATCTCGACAAGGGCTTCATCAACGAACTTACTGAAGAGGTCAAAAGATATAACCGGCACAAGAGATGGGAACTTATCAATAAACATACTATAAGCTGCTCTAAGCTTGAGCTGGCCGGTGCCATGAGAATACTCTTTCTCTACGATGATTACTGCATAAAGTAACCACTCCTTTACCTTCATCAATTGAGTGCTTGATGGAAGAGAAGAGAACTTCTTAACATAATGAGCACCTACGCCTACAAATGCGCCTATCACAACAAGCAGTGTCCAATTGTTTACAAGCCAGGTCATTATAATCACCTCCCTTATGCACTGATTGTGCCGTCGGATATCTCATCTTCCTTAAAGTAAAGGGTAGTAGCCTTGTCATTAGCTATTACTTTTACCTGGTATACTGTTCCGGTCTCGTCTGTAGTTGCTGAAACTACCTTTGCTGAAATATTTACTGTCTGATCAACTTCATATTTAGCTCCCATGTTTACACCTCCTTTGTGCAAAAATGTTTATTGCAATATTCAATTAGCTTATCAGTAGGAATATCATCGAGAGATGATACCTCAAAAATATTTAAGAGCTGCTGTTCTCGCAATTCCCTGTTAGTGGAAGCACGGAGAACTTGTTCCAACAATGTTTCTCTTTTCATACATTTATCCCTTTAGCTTATTGCTAGAATCCCACTCCCTATATAGCTTTATCCAATCATCCATACGCATACACACAAGTGTTTCCGCATTATTCTTTCTGAAAAATACTGCTGGAAGATTACCTTTATTGTTCTCAGAACTGTCATGAATAGCCTGGGCCATCCAATCATAGATTTGTATTTTCTCTTGGTGCTTAGCCTCTATATGAATACCGTCTAGACCTACAACATCACTTGCGTCACCAGTGTTTCCACAGTACTGTGCGGTACGCCTTGTATCATATCCATAATCTTTTAATTTAGACGCAAGCTCACGCTCATAACGTGCACCTTTCTGTTTACTATTTATTTTCCCCATGCAATACCTCACAATTCATGACGTTTATACTTCTCGTACAGTTCTTGAGTTTCAGACTTAAAGAACACATAAACGGTATCTTGCTTATCTGCGCTCAAATACATATCACACGGCCATACACCATTCTGCATATACACAAAAGCCTGCTTTCGGTTTATGATTCTACAGACTTCATGAGGATAGTATTCCCTTAACTGAAACGCTGGTTTTACTTTTGGTTCCATTATTTCTCCTTTTAGTCATTGCAAAAAAAGGGACACCCGTTTTCTTAGGGTATCCCTTATAATAATCAAAATACCCAGTTTATCTACGTCCGCGCCTTTTGAATCGCTTACGTGATTGGCTTTCCATTTTATGCATGGGAATAACCGTTTCTGCCTTTTTGGCAGCGTCTGTTATAGAGGGTTCAACCCTCTGATTTTCTCCGAGTGCTCTAACAATACCAACCGCTTCATCAAGAACTTTTTGAATCGGTTCGGTATACTTCCCTGTGGTAGGATGTTCTGCAACATACTTTTGCACTGCAGCTTTGCCGACTCTTTTCATGTTATATGCCGAAACAATATTAAAAAGTCCCTTGCAAGGTTCGCTGCAAAATGTAACCATCCATTGCGGCTGATCTTTTTTCGCACAAGTAGGGCAGTACTCGTATTCCTTACCACAACATACGCACTTTCTTTTAACTGCCATTTACGTCACCTCGTTAAAACACCCCGAAGAGTAGACATCTTCGGGGTGTTTGATCACATCATCATGCTGATGGTTCTGCCTCTTCAAGTGTTGCAGGCTGCTTTGCATCATATTCATTAGAATCTTCAGCAATAGCGATGTAGAAGAGGATCTGCTCCTTAGCACAATAATCCTTGAATGCTGTAGCAGAGAATGGCTGTGCAGACTCTGTATCAACAGTCCAATCGAAATCAGGAGAGATCTGGAACTTAGGGAATACAATATAGAATGCTCTTACAGTCTCAGAGTCACAAACATCTGAGCAAAGTACTCTAAATGTAGCCTTGCATTCCTTAGGGAAGTTTGTTGCGTCGTGATTAACTCTTGCGCCGCCCTTACCCTCAGCAATCTTGTACTCATACTTGATCTGTACATAATCAGTAGCATTTGTAGGAAGAGTGATCACATCATCTGCGATAGCGTAAGTATCTTCGCCAGCTACTGTTCCGAGCTCATACTTCTTAGATGTGTCAAGAACACCGTTATCAAGTGTTCCGTAAACCATAAGGGTTCCATCTATAGGAACCTCAGGAAGCTTAAGAGCAGCTGATGACTTTGGAATCTGAAGGATTCTTGGAAGAACAACATCACTTCCTGAAAGCTTAGCTGTACCTGCCTGAATAGCTGAAAGGTCAAGGGAGAAGATAGCGTTTTCACCTGTTACCTCTGCCTGCTTAGCTGTATAGAATCTCTTAATAAGAGCGCCCTGAGCATCTGTTTTATCCTTTGTTGTTGAACTTACAGAAATTTGGAAGTTCTGAAGCTGATCAAGAACAGCAAGAACTGAGTTATCAGCCTTGGACTCAAACCATCCATCAAGGACACGATCAACTACCAACTGATCAAAATTAATCATGATTTTTCTCCTTTCTTTTTATTGCATTAAAAAAGACGCTATTTGCTAGCGCCTGCTTTTTGAATCGCCTTGGAATCACCCTTAAAGAGTTTCTTTCCTTGACGTTTGCTATATTTATCTTCAGAATAAACCCACTGGAAATCTATCTGAGGAATCTTTGATGTATCGCAGAATCCTGACATGCTGCCCTGCAATAATGCACATGCTGCTTTCTTTCCCTGAATTTGAACCAAAGATTTGGTAAACTGAAAGAGTGTGATATCCCATATCGTATGATAGTTATACTTAAACTCTTCAGTATTTACCAACGAAATAATCCCATTAAAGAGCACTGACTCATATTCTTTCTTTTGTCTAGCATTACGAGCACGTTTTTTTCTATCGTCTTCAATGAGAAGTTTTCTTGTTGTTTCATTTCCAGCTTTCTTGCCGGAATGCTCAAAGCCAATCATGGCTCTGATGTACTGTATGAAATTTTTATATATTTTCTCATCTATTATCAGTTCGCCATCACAAAGAACTATGTCCGTAACTCCATCCGGCTGAGTTCGCTTCATCAATTTGAACTTAGTAAAATCTAAGTCGCCAAAGATAAGTTTTGTCTGTTCAGGTCTAAGCCCAATTACAAGACTTTGGAACAATTCCCACTCAGAAATCTTCATGAAATTTATACCGGCATCATCCAAGACCGATGGCATATCCCATGGAGATGAACACATAGTCCAAAAGGTATTATAGAATGATTCCTCTCCATAATCCCTTATTTCCCCAAGTGTAGGCTGCAGGATGGTCAGTCCATCACAGATAGTGATCGGATTACCACTTATCAACATCAACTTATCAATCATGATCTAAATCCTGTCCGCAGACCTGTCACACGGCTATCATTAGTAATTGAGTTTGTTGTTATCTGAGCAAACACTAGAGTTCTTGTGGCATAATCATTATCTGTTACCGAAGGTTTATTAGACATCAGTTTTAGTTGTGTTCCGAAATCATTACATCCCTGGAACATATTTATTATTTCTGCCGCTATAATATCGTGTCTTGGAGAACTAAGCTCCTTAACATTGATATCTGTTTTATAGCAGAGAATATAGAAAATTATCTGCTGTATTTTCATCACTGAATTTCCTCTTGAAACATTTTCAAAAGACGTTTCAAAACAGATAAAATTCTGCACATTAGTCTGAGTTGGAGCAATGATATAATAAGGAAGTATATTTATCCCTAAATATTCATCTGCTGCAGCATCTTCCACTTCGAGTTCTTTGTTGTGGAGAAGATAGATGAGTTTGTGATTCTCAAGAAGTTTTTTCTTGATTATCTGTTTGTATCTGACATCATCCTCATCAGGTTCGTTACGATACCTACGGAGTTCTGCCAGTTCTTGATCTGTCAGTTTCATAAGCATCACGCTCCTGTTATTAAGATATCAACGCTAGATACAATTCCGGTGTTAGAAGAGTACTCGACTTTCAAGGTCTTACCCATATAATCTTCACTGCCTGTGAATCTCACTTTAATCTGATTTTGTTCCACATCTGTGGTATCAGTCTGTACAAGTGAAGACGCATCCACACCGTCTATGGTAAAGGTCCACTGACCAAGTCTATGATCAATTACCTTATCACCATCATAGAAGATTACTGTGAATTTCTTATAACTACCACCAGCCTTTATATTTGGCTTACCCACATACTGAACCTCAGAATGGATATCTTCCTTAACCGGTTTTTCATCTGATGGGACAACACCATCATCGGTATAGTAGTCTGCCCACATGCCAATAATAGTAGTAGGATCACTTGCATCTTCATATTCGACGTAATCCGTATGAGCATTGAACTTATCTTGTGCCAATGTAACAAGAAGAACTCCATTGGAATTTATCCTGTTAACCTTTGACACCTTCCAAGCTCTAGGCTCATTTCCAGAATTAACGTCTATTTTGTTGTCAATGATCATTCGTTGGTTATAGAATATCTGCTCAGACAGACTGTTCATTGGAACAATAAACTTCTGCTGATCCTCTACAGATTCTACCTTGTAATCCGTCCAGAGTCCAGAATTATCAATAGTGTTGTTAGCAGCTCGTTAGACTGCTAAAGAATTATCTATACCATAGTATTCCAAATAACGGTTGTATTTACGTTCAAGATGTATAGTAGAACCTTCATATAGCCAATCTAAGAATTTTTTCACTAGATTGCGACCACTTAAGGTATATACCTTTGTTATCCCATTTTTGCATGAAGCTTCGTATATCCCTCCTTTTACACCGATACTTTCATATACTATCTTTTGCATGCCTTCACAGAATTCTTTAGTGCATGTCATAGTTACTGTTATCGGCTGATTATTAGGATTACGATAAAAACGATAGATACTTCCATCTCCATCATAGACACCCCTAATAAAATGACGTACAAGATTTTTATCAAGAGTGGTAGGAAATGTAAGTTTCAAACTTTTGTTTGGAATTACTCCTTGTTTAATCAAATCATCGCATAAAATTCTGCTGAAGCATAGGAGCCTATACTGATTTTTATAGTGATATCCAAAATCATGTTTATTAGAATAATCTATATATTCTAATGGCTTAGTGCTTTTCATTACGAGATTAATTTTTTCGAGTAATTCTTTGTCTCCCTCCTGCATAGAAATTGAGATAGTTCCCTTTTTCGGATTGTTTGAACCATCCGAATAAAAGATGCCTAAAACGTAAGCTTTTTCAGGTGTGTCAATATTTTCAAAGAAATGTTCGTCAACTACATATTTACGGACAAACTTCTTTTGTTCAACGTCTATCCCATTAGCATGGAGTACCTTTAAGATTGGTTTATGTGTTGTTCCATATATCTTTCCAATCTTAACAGAAGACACACCATTGTTATACAAATCAATTATTTCCGCTACTTGTTCAGCAGTAAATACAATTTCGTTATAGTTTGGTTTACCATTCTTATACATTGTTAATCTCCCTAAAAATAACAATAAAGTAAAGACAGTAATCACAATGTTAGGGCATTGTGAAAGAGGAGCTACCTCATGTCCTGTCTTTGCTATCACAGTATAAATATTTTCTCTCTGTTTTTCAACAGACGTTCAGAGTACATCAACACCATATCTTTCGACTTAGGTGGATCCCGTTAAGGTCACTTGACCGTATACTCGTTGAGCACATCCCTGTTCAGGACTTCGCTGCGTCGATTATCCAATCCAATAACTTTTTAGAGCATTCACGCTTGAGTTTATTTCATCTCTACGTTGTAGCATATTGGCTCTTAGGAACTTCCCGCAATTAGAGATCTTTCGACATAGAGTTTCCCCTATGAAGCGCATAATCTACGAATTCTGGCTTCTTAAGCATCCTGCCATTTTGTTCTTTTTGCCCTTGTAAATCCAATCAATGATTTTGTCACAAGGAAGAACTTCGAATGTAGGAAACTGAGATACGTGGTAATTTGCAGTTCTTACTATCAACCAACGATTATAGATACCATCGTCATCAGGAATATCTACGTATAGACCTACAGGCCAAGTGGCCTCGTACCGCTTTCCAAAGAAAGCAGGGTAGTAGTCTACATTCATTTCCTGACTAGGCTTCATCTGAATATGGTTGGTAACCGTATCCTTGTCCATGGTCTGAGAAGAGCTTTTTCTCCACTTCAGACTTATTGCAACTTTCTTGGAGTCGTTCACCGGATCTAGGTTTGTTAGTTGAGTTCTGTGGTCATCATGCCAGTAATCATAGAGATAACAAACACGAGTGTTTATATCACTATCCCATGTGGCTTCCATGACCATATCTGACTCCTTTTTGTGAGCCTCGCCAATACTTGTTGCCCCGTTCATCTTTTTATATAAATCAAAGGAAGGCATAATTACACCTCCTTGATGGCAAGAACCGCATGACCTGCATCCAGGATTAGTTTACGATATACCGGCCATTGAAATTCTTCGGCGCCTTTAGAGTATTCCTGATAAGCTGCATTAAGCATAACCATTACCGTTACAAACTCCTCCGGATAACCAAGCAAATCATTTAAACTACCATATGTTCTAAGAACATTTTGGATGGCATCATTTACGTCTATGCCTTTATATTTCTTTGCAGTTTTTGTTTTTGGGTCTACAATTCTGAGAAGAAAGAAAATTTGCTTTCGCATTTTTTTTTTAATTTCCTTGATCTGCAACCCTGTAAAATCTCCGTAAGTGTAATGAAGTGCGTCTTCCATATCAACCTCCTAAATAGGAGTTGTGAATCCACCCTCTATCCTGTACGAATGATCTTGCTTTCTTATAAGCACTGTCTTGAAGATTCTGAAGCTCAGCCATGTGAGCCTGCTGAGAATAGAATTTTTGTTCAGAGCCACCAAAGAACTGCGCTGCGTTAACAATGCTGTTCACTTTGTTGCTCCACCATTCATAAACCATCCACTGTGTAATAGCATTCGCAACAAAGTCAGTTTCATCTTTTGTCGTTTCGTATGCCATCTTATATGTGAATGTTTGAGCAGTATCATCAAGAGCAGAAGTTTCAAAAAGATGACTTAAATACGACGCAGAAAGTGCCTTATGAAGGTATTCTGTCATTATCGCATTTGCATCAACCTCACTTAAAGAAGCAAGTTCATGATCCTTTATACTGCTAAGAAACATACTAAAGATTTTCTCATAGTTTATAGAGGCCATGATTACCTCCCATCATTTCATCAAGCTTGAAAGAAACTCCATATCAGTATCAAAGATCTCATCGAGCGCCTTGATCTTTTTAACAGAGTCAATGACCCCGCTTTTAACCATGCTTGCTGCAATAGACCTTACCGATTCCTTAGCTCCCGATGGAAGCTCTGAAATTCTTTTCGCCATCTGATTTATCGGAAGTTCTATGATTTCTCTCAGATCCTTTACACTAAGATACTGAGCATAGAACTGCTTGAGCTGCGGAAATTCCTCGATGAAGTCCTCGTCTTCAATAATGAGCCATGGCGCAAAAACAAAGTTTGATTTAACCCTGATTTCTGCAACAAGATCACGATATTCAACCTCTGACTCATCACCGTATTCATTCCACTGATACAGCTGTTTTGTTTTGGAGCCCTCCATGAAGAGGCCGCCGGTAACAACAGAACGACACAGAATAAGATCTGTTTGCTGAAACTTCTTTTTCTCTTTTTTTACAGGCTCCTGTTCAATCTGTTCATTGCTCTCATTTAATTTTTCCGCTAAATCATCCATTTTTGTTCTTGGCATTTCTATTTCTCCTTTTAGTCATCAAATAAAAAGAGGGCAGTTATCCCACCCTCTTTTTTGCAGCGCTTATTTTTATTACCATGTCCATTGGCCAAACTGATGTCCAATAACTACACCAACGCCGAAACGTCTCTGTACTTCATAAGACATAAGATCTGAAGAGTACTTCTCATCAGGTTCTGTATGAACAAACTCAACAGTTCCTTCGTCGATGAGCTTAACAAACTTTCCGGAATTTCCAATAATAGGAATGATAAGGAGTTTCTTATCGCTGAATACCTTGTTTGTAAAAGTTCTATCTTCGAATCTGTTAGGGATCTCAACAAGCTTGTTGCCCTCATAAAGGCCCATTCTTCCTGTATTGTATACAGCATCCTTTGCGAGGTTAGAGATCCAGTTTACATCTCCGAGATCATTAAGCTTCTGAAGGGCTGTCTTTGTACCCATGATAACAACCTCTGCGCCGTTGTTAGCATCGCTAACGTTGGCGATGATTGTATCAAAAGCTGTCTTTGTTGCAGCTGAAAGAGTACCATGATTAACAAAGCCTGTACCACCAACAGGAAGCAGAGTAGCTGCAGTATCAACTGCGCTGTAAACTTCACCCTGAATCTTTTTCATGAATGCAATTGCGATTGCATTAACAAGCTTTGCCCAGTCTTCCTGGCCAACAAAGAAACGATTGATATCTGCACCCACCTTAACTACATAGAGATCAGGTGTAAGAGAGATTGTTCTGCCCTTTCCAAGTCTCTGCAATGGATGTGTGTGATGTGAAACACCTGCCTTTGCAACTGCAAGGATAGAATCTGTATCAATATAGAAATCCTGACGATCAAAGTAATTAAGTGTCTTGCTTTCTACCAGATCATTGAACCATTCAGAAGCCTGAATGCCGGTGTCAACAACATTGTCAACGGTATCCTCGATAACACGGAACCATTCCTTACCATGATCCTCAAAACCACGTCTGAATGACTTAATATCTGCCTTATCCTCGACACCGATAATACTCAAAGAGAACTTACGAACCATTTCATTTGCCTCAGCCTTTGAAATAGTCTTATCTCCGTATATAATCTCACGTCCAAGAGCAAGGTCTGTCATAAGATTTGTCATTCTCTCATGATCTGTTTTGTAATCTGAGAATACAGTCATGACATGTGAACTAAAATTCTTTTTCATAGTTAATTTCTTCTCCTTTCGTAAGATTTTTACTGAATTACAAACTTGCCAGCGTTATACTTGGCCGTCTTTCCTGCTGCAATAGTTCCTGTAAATGCAAGATCACTGAGTGAGAACAGGTCTCCAATAAGAAGAGGAGCACCCTGAACAACTTCTCCTGACTTGTTATAGAAAAGTGATTCATCTTGAAGTTCCTTTTCTTCATACTCACTAACAGGTGAGTTATAAAGATAAAGGACCTCTTCATCAGGAAGCTCTGTAACTTCTACAACCCAGTTACCATCAGCACCTTTTTCTCTTACATATACTGTTACATCATCATCAGTAACAGCTGCCTGCTCATAGTTATCAAATGGTACGTAATCTCCACGTGTTGAAAGCGTTCCATTATCTGTATCTGCTGTAAGCACGATATTATATACACGATGGAAAGTACCCATCATAGATGAAATAAGTGTAGGGAAACTAACAACGTGGCTGCCCTTACGGATATCAATTGCCATGATATATTTCTCCTTTCAATTTTTTGCAATAAAAAAGACGCATTGCTGCGCCTTATATCTTTTATTTGTTTATATCAAAAATCCCGCCATATCTGCTGGACTTTGATTCCGGTTCTCCAAAACCAAATCTCTTAGAATTGGAGCCAGCATGTTCCTGCTGAACATTTTCTCTTGAATCCTTCTTTGCATACTGAAGAAGAATGCCATCAAGTTTCTGAGTAAGATCTTCCATTGAGAGTGAGAAATAGTTTTCTCTCTTTGAGAGCTCTGTAAACTCAGCAGTATTCTTGATCTTTGAATAATCATCATTGTCAAGAAGCTTAATCTTATCAGGCTCAGCCTTAAATAGATCAAGTTCTTTTGTCGCCTCAGCAAGTTTTGCACCTACTTCTTCAAACTCTTTGGTCTGAGCATCAAACTTAGACTTAAGGTCATCAAGGGCTGCAATTTCTTCCTCTGTCAGATAGCGCACAAAGATCTCTGTTCGCTCACCCTTAAGGGTAAGTTCGCCGTCCTTGTTACCGTATTTCTGTTTGAAGTGTTTGCCATTCCACCAGTCATGCATGTAAACTGTGTGATCATCAAATACTTCAACATCATACCATGTGTTATCCTCTGCACCGTATTGAGCATTAACAAGTTCAGAAATGGCTCTAATCTGCTCATTGAGGGATTTTACAAAGTTCTTTGATGCTCCCTTATAGGCAACAGTAAACTCTACATTCTCAGTCTGAGGCTCTCCACCTTCAGGAGTAGGAGCTTCCTCAAATGCTTCAGCAAATGCAGCATCCAATTCCTCATCTGACAATCCTTCGTATGCGAAAGTAATTTCTTCAACTTTCTTTCCATACTTCTGAAGTAACTCTTCAAAATGATTCATTTGATTGTTTTCCTCCTTCCTTTGGTTATTTATATCCTGGAGAGTCTTTCCGACTACATCCTTGATAACGTTTGTAAGCTCATCCATATTAAATAAACTGTTATTCTTCTTGCTGAAGTCAGCAATATCAAGACGGGCACCTTTCATTCCTTCTTCTACGGATTCTGTCCCCGGATCAGCACCTTCTTCATATACTCCTAAAAGTGTAAGACCTGACACTTCAATATCCTCTAACAGAAGGAGGTCCTCATTTTCATCATATGAAAACTTGTTGACAATCAGCTCCACAGATACTTTTGTACCGCCTTTGCGTTCAATAATATCTGCCGCATGAGTATATTCTCTAGGAATAGCAGCAGTAGCAAAAATCCAATTTTTGTTTTCATCTTCTTCATCAGGTTCAATCCAAGGTTCATCCTCAGTAAAATTTCCAACCTGACGTTCAATGTAAACGACATTACCATCAGCATCCTGCTCAATCTCATGCGCCATAAAGTCCTCATCGCCGTTTTTGTCTGTTGTGAAAGCAGCAAGAATAGGCTTGTTTGCAAATGTGGACTTTGACTTTTCCATAGCTTCTTCAGTAACCGCAGAATCATTTCTGTTTCTGTTTGTATGAAAAGCTTTAATTGTGGCATACATTAGAAGAGAATCTTTTTCTTCCTTTTTCTTAAACATTGCCGGCATGGAAACACAAAGCGGCTCACCGTTGTTATCTGCCTTACTAAAAGAATATAGCTTACGTTCTCTGCAAAACTTTGCGAGGTCTTCAAGTGTTAAGATTTTTCTCTTCACATCAAACCTCCATTTTATTCGTATAGATCACTTTCTTCTCATCATCCGATGAAAAGTGAACTGTACCTTTGTTTATGAATACAAAAAACTTGCCCTGCTTTTTCAACTCCTTAAACCCCTGGAGTCTCAAAGTCCCGGCAAGTTCTGCATCACTTGTCTTTATAAAATTCATACTTTCCCCTTAGTCATCGGTAAAAAATGCATAATCATATGCTTTCTTTTGAGCTGTAGTTAGTGAGTTCCATCTTGCTACAGTACCTGAATAGACATTTTTACCTTGAACTATCGTTGCCCATTCACCATCTCCACGCAAGAATTTTTCTTGTTCTCCCTGTTCAGGAGCTGGTACTAAACCGGAATCACCATCTGCTTGAGATGATGCTCCGGTAAAAGTTTCCATTGCGGAGATTTTAGCGTCCATAAGACTTGCTAGCAGTCCTTTAAAGAAAGACAATCCGGCAAAGTCTACATAATTTTTTTCTATATTAGACATGCCAATCTCCTTTCACAAAAATAATTATGCGGATACAGAGTTGAACAGTGCCTGGATCTGAGCATTTGTAACAGGAGTGAATACAATGTTATCAGCTAATCCTGCCCCAATAACACCATCTGACTCAGCAATACTTCCTGCAAAAGTAACAGCTCCTGTAGCTGCAGTATGTGTTGCAACAGCAACATCACTTGCTGTATCAAGTTCGCCAATTGCATCAGCGATTTCCTGAGTAACGTCAGTTGCCATCTGTGCAATCTCATTCTCAATTGCATCAATCTTGCCTTTTACTGTGATCTCAGGAAGGCCCTGTGTCTCATCGGCAGCCTGATAGATAACCTTTGTTGCAGCAACCTTGTTGATTGTTACTGTGATTTCGTTTGTTGCTGAAATAGCAACAGTAGCCTCTGCAGTTGTTCCGCCTGTGTATACATCTACAAGATCCTGAACGTTAATGTAAATAGGGGTAACTACATTCTGAAGAGTAAGCTTTACATATTTACCATCTACAGTTCCTGAAGGTACTGTATCACCATCACTATCAACACCGTCTTCAACAGTTACAATATGACCGTCCTGAACAACCTTGTCCTTTGCAATGTTGATTGCACCAACAAGAACGTTCTGTGTCATGTCGGATGAGTTTGCTCCCTGATAAAGCTTGTAAACCTTTGCATAATCTGTCTGTCCTGCAGACTCGTCCTGAAGGTATACAGTCTTTGACTCAACGCCGCCTGCAGATGCCTGAGCAACCTCGTCAAGAGCTGCCTGTACATCTGTAGCAGCAAGTCCGGATGTAGTGTTGTCATATGATACATCTGCTGCTTCGCCTGACTTTGCTACGTTTGCAAGTTGATCATCAAGATCCTTAACAGCTTTTGCAACTGAACCTGAAGTTGTATCATCACCATTAAGTGTATTAATTGCACTCTGAAGTCCAGCCTCAACACCTGCGGCTCTTGCAGCCTCTGTAGCGATATCAGCTGCCATCTGACCCTTTAACAGTTCATCGTACTTTGATAAGCCCGTGTAATCAACATATGATTTTGTAATATCTGCCATTTTTTTCTCCTTTCAATTTGGTTTACGCTGAAACAGTTTCAAATAATTTTTCTATATCTTCATTGCTTGTAGTTGCAATAATGATATTGCCGTCACTGTCCAAAGATACAGCATTGTCTTTGGAACCAATTTTAATGCCTCCAAGAGTGTCTGCTGTAGCCTCAGGTAATACATACTTATGAGCTTCGATGTAAGCCTTTGTTTGGTCAATAGTCCAGTATTGACTAAGGTCTACATCTGTCGAGCCTACAAACTCCCACTTGCCATTAACATAAATGTACTCATAATAAGCATCCATTCCGGAAGCACCACGAGGAACAAAATAAATACAATTAGTTTTTATGTCTGTAGTGGGCAATGTTCTAACTACTTCCATTTCAAATGTACGTAGTTGGGATATCATTTCGTCAATTTCTTCTTTGGTATAAATGTCACCACTTATTTGAGAAGCCATTGACAATAGAAGAGCAATCGCTTTTTTATCCATCCGTGCCTCCCCTCTTGGCCTCCTTCCATTTATCCTCGCTGTTCAAAACATATAGGCCAACTGGAGAGATACAAAAGCATGTTGAGCCTTTTGCCACTATTTGGTTTGATACAGTGTCATCCCCCTGTTGTACGCCAAGATGAGTACTTGTGGGAAGATTTTCAATATCATCTGCTGTATCGCACCAAAAGTCTCTCTGAGGAGGAGTGCCAGCATCTGCTGAAGTAGGATCTATCCAATACATATCAGCCCTCCTTTCTTATTTTTCGTCAAACACAGGAGTCATCTTCATGCACTCCTCATATTTAGTATCTATTTCTTCATCTTCACCCTTAAGGTCTTTCCATGATTGATAAAGGCCTCTTAGATTCGTTTTATCACTTATAGTCATAACTTTGCTCTTTAATATCTTAGTGGTAACCATTAAAAGCCTGTCGTAAGTGTTATTACGATTTGCTTTAGCAGTAACGTTAAGCGTAGAGTTCATTCCATCAATAGAAGTAACAAGTTTTTGAGTCAAGTCTGCTAATTCACTTATTTGTTTTGAGTTGGCTTCAATTTGTTTAGTAACATCGCTGATAGCTTTGGCATGAGTGTTGAATCTTTCCGCACCCTCATCACCGCGTGCTTTTAGACCTTCATCAAGCCTTTGCAAAAATTCATCCTGCACTTCATGGATTGCTCTATCACCAATAACACCGCAATCAATAATGCCTTGCTGAACAGCAGCTTTTATTTCTTCAGTGATTTCTTTTCTAGCATTCTTAATAGAATCATCAATTTGTTTTTGAATTGCGTTTTCTTCTTTTTTGTCTTTTCGTTCAATCCAAAATTTTGCAAAGACAAGACCTCCGCCTGTCGTTCCTGCAATCAACGCAACAATGATAGATACGATTGCTTGAAGTGTTGTCATGTCTTTTTCCTCCCCCTAATCATATTTCTTGTTCTTTCGCCAGATGGTGATAAGTCTTCCGGGTCAGATAATGGGCGGCCTCCCTCATCATCTACAGCCTCGCCGCCAGCTGTCGTATAGCTTGATTGAAGAGGATGGTTCATGATTTCAGGAAGATGAAGAACTTGGGATTCAAAGAACTCCATGGCAAGAGTTGCTTTCTCTGAAATACCATTAAACGTGTTATACACCATACGATTACTGAAGCTGTATTGACATGAAGAAAGCAGACTTTCTTTTAAGTCTGCTTTGGTATAAACGGTTACTTCAAAATATTTAACTTTGCAATGCGTTCCCTTCACATCATATGACAACATCCTGTTAGTAAAGCCCTCTATTTGGGGAAGAAGAGAAGAAATAGCAAACTCTGATTCGGATTGCAGCCAGGCCTTAAATGCTGCTGTGGATGAAATATAGTTAGCATTAAGCACTGAACCACCACCACTAGTCGCAAGAAGCGTGTCTTGAGACTGCGAAAGTCTATCTATATCTTTGTCTGCTGACGTTGTTGAAAAATCGATAACATTATCATTGGTCAGTTCTCCAGGAACTGGAGCTGCAGCAACATAATCCGGCAATACCTCTTTTACCTTTTCAAAATATTTAAGAAGAAGGTCAATCGATATTTGCCAATCATCACTAGTTTTTGCACCTGACAATGTTTTCATCGGAAGAAGCAAGAGTTTATACACAGAAGCTTCATCCTTAAGAGCCTGTAAATCAGCAATGTCGTTGAGTCCTGCTACTTGCTGCAATATAGCAGCCTCAGGCGAGATAACAAGATCAGGTCTGTCAGAATTAAACTTAAAAGCAGCGCCCCATTTTTCAGGCATATGAACCCATTTTTCCTTTGTAGTTTCATATTCCTTAATCATTGAAGTAATTGGTTCTCCAAGCCATTCTGCCAACTGCTTTTTCTGTGCAGAAGTCCACTTCGACATGTCTATGCTATAAGAAAACTCTCCGGTATAATACTTTCCATCAATCTTGCACTCATCAGGATCAAGAATATAGAAAAAAGCACCGGTTTCGTCCCTATAAAAGATAGTAAAACATACATCTTCTAAATAGCATCTAAGTGCCACATCATGCCAATTTCCTTGCATGTTGTATGCATCTAGCACATTAAGGGTCTCTTCGTACTGAGACAACATATCTTGAGGATTATTCTCTTTAGTTAATGAATATTCCGGAATAACTTGTCTACAGTCTAATGACCACATTGAAGCATACCAATGACAAAGTCTGTATAGTACCTGATTTCTATAATACAAGTATTCTGCAGACTCCCTAAGTTTGGCTTCATTGGAATATGGTTTCCTTAAATACTCACGAATCTTTTCTCGATCATAATTACTAAGAGATGAAAGAGCAGCTTTTCCTGGATCACGGATCTGTTTAAGAGCATCCATAGCTTTGTCATAGTTTTCTTGTCTACGAATTTTTTCTTCGTTGAACTCAGCTCTCATTTCCGCTACAGTTCTTTCTCTTGTATCCATAGGAGTACTATCAGTACTCTTTTTTAATCGTGCCATACTTCAAGCACTCCTTTCTTTATAATTATTGAGTTACCTTTTAAGAATCGAGGAAGGCCTGATGCTAGATGATATCTTGTTCAATACTTCATCATGTGACTGTTTTGGCTTTCCAGTAATCTCTTTACGACGAAGTTCTGATATGCAAAAGCCAGCCATACAAGCACAATACGCTCTATCGTCGTGAAGAACATTAGCCTTTTCAGGCGTAAGTTCAAAGGAATCCTTTGCGTTCTGATGCTTTTTACGAATGATATTTACAAGTTCTTCCTTTAAAGCATCTATATTCTTAAGAGATAACTCCTCCCACCAATTGAGTTTTTCAACTTTAGTCTTAATAGTTTCTGCCTTGTTAAGTTCTTCCTTGACTGCGTTACTCAGTTCTTCTCCTTCCAAGTGCTGCTCGGTCTTGAGCTTATCACTGATGCGTTTTCTTTCCTTTTTCAGAAGTTCTTCATCCACATCAAAAGTAATAAGATATCCTTTGTTATCATATGAAGCAGTAAACTTAAGATTATCCTGATGTACCATTTCAATCATTGCTTCATACATTATTGATTTCCACTTTGCAGGAGCCATAAGGTGCAACTTATTGACAGCCTCAGGGAATTTTCCGATATAGTCTTCAGAGTATTCCTTATCAATAAGACCATGGTGTGTATTCCCTTCTTTATCCGTCCAATCAGCCATAAGATAGTCCGCGATAGTTACGCCTCCACCACCGGCGCCGGCATCTATCCATATACCCTCGATGTTTCCATAGTTATCCGCACCGGCGTTATATTCTAGGATGAGCTGTTTTAGAAACTCTATCTGATCAGGTGTCTGCATAGGACTCTTTATCTTTTTTCCAACATCGATCAGATTATATCCGGCAACAATCTGTCCGGTTATATTCTTTGTTCCGTCTGTTTGCTTTTCCTCAATTATTTTTATAACAAGGATAAAAGAATTATCTCTTTGTCTTGCAGGGTCATAGAACAAAGCATACTTAGATTTTCCGTCGCCCATTAACTCAGGAACTCTTGTTTCTTCATTCCTAGTAATTACACCACGTTTTATAATAGCGTCTGTCCCTGCGCCTGTTGTGAACTGACAGTAATACTCCCTTCGCGCTTTTTCAGGATTTGTTCTCATCTCTGATTTAACAGTAGAGCGGGAGAGAAGTGGAGCAATCACTTCACCTCTTAACGTTGGCTTAAAGGCCTGTTCACAATCCAAATGGATAACATAATAATCCGGATCTCCCATTATCATTCTTTTTGAATATTCTTTGTAAAGACGATAGAACGGAGTATCCGTGTCAGAGGCTGACGAGATATAAAAGAGCTGATTTGGGATATTGGTTGCAAAGGTTCTTTGACGAATAGGGTCTATCGATTTACCGTCAACCTTACCGGTCTTAAAACCTTTTTCAACAATAGCAAACGCACCATAAACCTTCATCATTTCATCTGAAAGGAATCCAGACTCGTCAAAAATAACAGAACCTCGATATCCTCTCTTAGAATCAATATTGGAATTCAGTGTCGTTGTCTGTGATCCATTATAAAGTTGATAGTTAAAGCCACCAGGGTTATGAGAAAATCCATCGCCTGACGCAGCTTTAATTACCACTTCATCCTTAAACAGCTTTCCGGTAGAACCTTCAAAAGTATCAATATTGTCGTTGGCAAGTTTCTCAAGCGTAACAAATGTATTTTCAGCCTGAGAGCCTGTGCCGGATGCAATGTAAGCCCAATAGTTACAGAATAGTGAATCCTTTGCCATTGTACTTAAATCAATGACTGTAGATTTACCCCAACCACGGGTAGCCACTACGAGTACGTGAGGACAATTCCACGATCTTTGAACTACAAGCGCCTGAGAATCTATCAGTTCAATGTTGTACATCACATCAATCCACTGAACCGGATTACACTGGAAGTATTTTTGCATCTTTGCTATTTCTAAAAGAGATTCAACTTTCCTTTGGGATAACGGATAGTTTATCGGTTTAATGTAAATGCCATAATCTTTAAAAAAATCCTCATCATATGCAAAATCCACATCAGGCATCATCTGAAGGTTCATCTACGACTTCCTCCATGCTGATATCCGAACTATCATCTGCAAATACGGAATAGATTTCTTTAAGGTTTACGACATTACCGGTTACATCAATTCCTTTTTCTTCCAAAGTATCCTTCAATCCCAAATTCTCTTTTAGCAATATGCGGTTAATTTCTTTATATTGGTCTTTTTCTTTCCTGAGGGCAACAATAGTCTCCCTCATCTCAGCTACCATATCAGACCAATCGGATTCATCAAGTGCAAGTTGTTTCATGATCGAAGCATCTGATATTTCCTGCACCTGCTGCATTCCTTTACACGTAGCAATGTCGAAACCATTTACCTCTGAGAGGTTTAGATCTTTAATCTTTTTAATCCTACCAGTCCATGTATTTTCTCCACGAACCGAATGTTTACTGTTCTTGAGAGAAAGACAGCTTTCTGCAGCAAGGTTTGTTATCATGGATACTACCTTTTGTTTGGCATCCTGTAAGGCCTTGATAGTCGCAGAGTTTTGCTGGATATGTGTAGCATCTGTCATCAATTTTGAAATGGAATCATCCAACTTCGAAGCTTGGAGGAATCCTCTTGTGATTGAAATAGCAGACGAAACGCGGATCATATCCATATCCTGGTCCTGATTGGAATCCATGAGCATAAGAAGCTGTGCGTATAAAAAAGGTTGATCGGCTACAAGCTCCGCTTCAAATGGATCATAGTCTAGCAGCCTGACAACATCAGCTTTATTTTTCGCAAAGGAATCATAAGTATCCATTCCGGAATGCTCTTCAAGCATCTTATTAACGCTTGTTCGTTTACTAGACTTCTCAACTTTGATTTCCTTTTTCAAATGGTCTGAATCAAGGTAAGTCATGCCAACGTAATTCACCATCTGAATGTTTTTCACGTAAGCAGACCATATGCTCCAATTAGTTCTTCCAACCATGTTCTGAGATTCCT